GATATTCACGGTCATGTCGGCATTCGCCCAGTTGGAGCGCGAACGTATCCGCGAGCGCATCGCCGACGGCAAGCGCGCCAAGCGCGAGCGTGGCGGGCACACGGGCGGCCCGGTCCCGTACGGCTGGCGCAAGGTCGGAGAGGGCACCAGGGCCGTCCTCGTGCGGAACGAAGCCGAGGAGGAGCATGCGCGTGCGGCCCGCTGGTTCCGGGACCAGGCGCGCGCCAGAGGTCCGACGCGCATCGCCGAGCTGATGTCGCATGAGGGCATGCTGGGGCGAGACGGCAAGCCGTATACGGCCCTGGCGGTGTGGCGGATGTTGAGGAGGGCGGCGTGAAATTTTGGTTGGTTTATACGTTAAAAAACGATGGGCGGCTGTCTAGATTCGACAGCAAGGACGAAGCGGTGGCGTACGCTAAGCGTATTGCTCACGCCGACGCGGGGGGCGATGCCGCGTACGTCATGGAAAGCGTTTTGCTTGCTCGCCGACCGGTTCCTGACGTTGAAACGGAATTACTGTAATGGGTGACCGTCAGCAAGCGACGCTTTTTTACAACCAGGCGGTTGCGTCCGTCAACAACAAGGATGATCCCAAGCATCTGGAGCACGCGCTCCATTTGTTCTCGTCCGCTTGCAATTCGGATCCAACCTGGGGGCAGGCGTTTTATCACGCCGGCTGCAACCATTCCGATCTCAATGCGATCCCGTCCGCGATCGCCTGCTGGCGCCGCGCCTTGGAGTGCGGCCTGGATGACGGCACCAAGGCCAAGGCGCTGGTCAACATAGGTTACCGCCTTCACGGTCTTGGGCAGTCGCGAGAGGCTCTCTGCGTGACCGAGGAGGGTTTGAAGGTCGATCCCAACCTCCAGTATGGCTGGGTTCACATCTCCCAGATCAAGACGATCCAGAACAGGGTCGGCGAAGCGCTGGAGGCGGCGCAGCGCGCGTGGGACTTGATGCCGTCCGATCCGATCGTCGAACTCGCTTATGCGTTCGCGTTGCTCCAAGCTCGGAAGCTGGATGAAGGCTTCAAACGGTTCGAGGTACGTTTCAGGTACAAACTGAAGTCCTATCTGAATCTGCCTTATGCACAATGGGAGGGCGAGAGTGGAAAAACGGTTTACGTCGATGCAGACCAAGGTCTTGGAGATACCGTTAGCTTTGCACGTTTCATCCCTTACGCGGCTAGACGGGCACGATATCTGCATCTCCTTGTTCAGCCGGAACTCGTGCGCCTTTTTATGCACGCTTTCGTCGGTCTCCCCAATATCAATATCATACCCAAACCTGCCCCCTTCCCCGAAGCGGACTGCTGGACGACCTTCGTCAGCCTTCCGACCGCGCTCGGGCTCTCGACCGAAGAAATCCGACAAGCACCGCATATCTCGCACCCGGTTGTCCAGCTTCCGCTGAATTGGAAGGTTACGGATCGCAAGCTGCATATCGGAATCGCTTGGGCAGGGAGTCCGCTCAATGACATCAACTCGCATCGGTCAATCCCCGTAGAGCAATTCTTTGACTTATACCGAATCCCAAGTATTCAGCTATATGCTCTCCAAATTGGGCCTGAATCACAGCGCTTGTATGACAATCACGGTCTTCCCCTAGTGCGAGACCTTTCTCCTTACATCCGAGACGTCGTCGATACCATCTCCGTCCTCAAGCAACTCGACCTGGTGATCTGCTGCGAATCGGCCCTCGCCCATATCTGCGCCTTGACGGGGACCGAGTGCTGGGTGCCCTACAGCCGCCTAGGCAAGGACTATCGTCTGGGCACGAATGGCCGGGATCAGGTATGGTCGAATCACCGCGTGTTCAATCAGGGCGAAGACTTGCGCTGGGCGCCCGTTTTTAACGACATCTCACTGGCGCTTCAGGTGAGAGTTGAGGCGTTCGATCGTACTGTGGAAAATATGAAGCGTTTGGGCATGACAGTTACGAAGAAAAAGAAACGGAGGAAGTGATGAACTTGATCGACAGGTTGGAAAAAAGAGCGCGAGAGCTTGATAGAGACGTGATTCGGCATGGTGATTATTATACTAAACCGGCTGACGACCGCGAACTCCTGCTGGAAGCTGCCAAACGACTTAGGGAATTGGAGCGGCAAGTAGAGCTGTTCATGAAGCATGACGGTAACATGCTGGATCATCTTGAGCGGATGGAGAAATATCGAAATGACCAACGACGAGATGACCGTTCTGATGATTGCGGCGGAAGGCGAGTCGATGGTCCCGATTGGCCGGTGGAAGGAACCGTTACTGGCGCTGACTGAACGCGGGCTGATGAGCGCCAGCGATCCCGTTAATTACGTCATTACTGTCAAGGGGCGGTCCGAATTGGCGCGGGAAGAGAAGCTGCGTGACGGCGTTTTCGCCAAGGCGTTGTCCGAGCAGCGGCGCGAGAGCAGCGACCTGCACGTACACATGACCGTACTCGGTCGCGAGATCGTGTTCGACTTGGTGTACGATCCCGGTTTCATTGCCGATGTCGTGACGAAGCGCTTTCTTGAACATAACGGTGCCTGCGAGCCGGAGACCGTTCATCTCATGCGGCGTGTTCTGCGTCCGGGCGACTTTGCCATTGACGGAGGCGCCAATATTGGTTTTTTCACGATGGTGATGTCTCGCCTGGTCGGCGATTCTTCGACAGGCTCAGAAGGTCATGTCGAGGCGTTCGAGCCGTCAACGGTCAATTTCAAGAAGCTGCGCATCAACGTGGAGCGCAGCCACGCCGAGAACGTCACGGTCATCAATCGCGCCTTGTGGAGCGAGGATACCCAGGTTACGCTTCATCAGCCGGCGGATACCGGCATGAGCAGCTTGGCCCCGTTGCAGGGAACTTTGAACCGGACGCCGGTCGGCGGGCTCACTCTCGACAAGTGGTGTCTTGCTTACGGCCAGAAGCCGCGGCTGCTGAAGCTGGACATCGAAGGCGCTGAGCTGCACGCCTTGATCGGCGCGGGGCAGTTGCTGACGCGAGGAATCGATTTCGTTTGCTGCGAGATGAACCTGCCCGCGCTGGACCGGTTCGGCACCTCGCAGATGGACCTGCGTGACTACATGGCGGGTAAGGGCTACACGACGTTCGAGCTCAGGCAGGACGGCGGCCGGCCGGTTCCTGTTGATCGGGATCGCTGGCTGGTGTCGGAAGTCGAGAACTTTAACGTGCTGTTCTCGACGGTCGAGCGGGTACATGAGGCTTGGGAGCAACCGCTGTCATGAGTGAGTGGCAACCGATTGAGACGGCTCCGAAGGATGGGAGCGCGATTCTATGTTTTGGCATTCACGACCATTCCCCCGAAGACGCGCAGCGGGGAGTGCGTGCGGGCGATCATTGGTGGGCCATCATGCTGTGGGATGTTTGGCGTAATCCTCCTAAGTGGGTCTTGGCTAAAGACGGCTCTACTACGTGGTCAAACCCAACTCATTGGATGCCTCTCTACCGGAGCCTTCAAAGTGACCGACCGCAAAGCCCTTGAGAAGCTGTGGGAGCGCGCCGACGGCACTTATTTCCGGCGCTATTCTGATCGCTTTTATCACATTCGAAACGCCTATCAGCACGAATGCAGCGGAGAATTCTGGACTCTCGGAGAGCACGAGACTAACCGCCGCCGGATCATCTTGTGCCGGGCTGATGCCGAGCAGAAGCCGCTGCCGGACAACAAGGTCATGAAGATCCCGTTCTTGGCGTTTGCGGATGAGACGATCGAGGATGATGACGATACGCTTTATCCAATTGTCAGGGACATCATGCTGGACGCTTTGAAGAGGGAGAAGTTGAAGTGATACTGCTGCGGGGTTTTGGCTCCAGCAAGCCCGTCGTGAGGAACCGCTAGCGCCGGGACGTGAACTGCCCACGATATGCCGCGGTGAACGACGACCAACTAGGTTGGCATGGTAACAGACGCGAAGGTGGCTCAACTGAGAGGAAGGCCCGCAGCGCGCCGCAGTCGTGACAGCCGGAGAGACGGCACCTTTAGGAGACGATAATGTCGTGGAGTCAAAGTGTTTTCTCTTCCGTCGTCTCCGAAGTCGGCTATGACTCGGATACGGGTGAATTGCTCGTAACCTGGAGTAAATCAGGTAAGGTCTCCGCTTACCAGGGCGTCCCCGAGGATGTCGCCCAGAGGCTTGCCAACGCGCCGTCGGTCGGGCAGATGATCAATGACGAGATCAAGCCGTATTACTCTCACAGCTATAGGTGATTCATGCCTGCCGGAAAGTGTGTAGGAGGCCCGTATGCGGGATATTTTTGTGCGCGCCCAACAACTGGATTCGAAGTTTTTATTAAGGTTGGCGATAGGATTTTTTCAGAGCGGTATGCGTGGGTGAAAGGTGACGTATGGTTGTGGCGCGGTCCCGCGTTTACAAAAGAATTAGGATTGTGCGATGCTTCTGGAGGATTACGACTGGACTGACGACCACCGAAAGAACGTAGAATTCGCCTACGCTTTCATCCGCGAGCGCGTAGCAAAAGGCGGAAAAGGTTGGAGAGGGTATCCGATGAACGACGTAATGATCGACCTATTGGCGACGCACGAGAAGTTTGTTGCGCACCTTTTTCCTGCCTATTCGTCTTCGGACGAGCGTTTTTTAGCGCTTGGTCTTTGCGGAGAAGCGGGTGAACTGGCGAACATGATCAAGAAGCGTTGGCGGGATGGCGCTGATTTTACCGAAGAAATTAGGGACGAGATTGCTGATGTTAGGATGTATCTTGAGTTGCTTGCCAAATGTTTTGGTATAGAGGGCGTTAAGTTGGATGAGCGCGTTCAACAAAAGTTGCAAAAAGTTGTCGAGAAGCATAAAGGACGCTTGACGTGAACGACGGCCAACCCCTTGTCGAGCGCCCTGATCAAAAGATCGCGGAGCGTTTCCGTGTCATGGCGGAACGGATCGAACGCAATCCTCAAGAGTTTGGCGGCGCCTGCGTGATCGTCCCGCCCGGCGGTACTGAGCCGATTGAGTTCCTGTTGATCGATGCGAAGGGGGACGCAGCCCAATTTTATGGGACCATAAAAAGCAAGCTGGAGATACAGTTGGAGGAGTTGCGGGCGGCGCAGCAGAAGCAACAGCATTGGGGGCGTTGAAATTCGACCGCAAGTGTAATAGCTTGTCACCATGGCAGGCTGGAGCGAAGCGAAAAGGGATCGCGTCGAGGCGGCGTTCTACGCTTTCCTCGCGAAATGTTTCATCAATTCAAAAGACAAGGGGCGCATTTGCCTAGGCGAGCATCTCTACGACGGGCAGATGCAGTTCATAACAGCCGTCTTTGACGCGCTGGAAGCGGACATCCATCACATTTATTGCCTCAAGAGCCGGCAGCTTGGCATTTCTACGATCGTTCGCGCCTTGATCGCGTTCTACGTCGGCATTCACGACGGTCTCAAAGGCGCTTTGATCTTCGACACAAGTCCCCACAAGGAGAGCGCGCGCAAGGAGCTCGTCACGCTCATAAAGAACTTGCCGCGCAGCCTGCGCTTTCCGGAAGTTCAGGGGACCGGGTCGGGCAATCGCGAGAGCCTGACCCTGATGAACGAGTCGGTGATTCTCTTCATGTCGGCCGGCGTCAAGGAGAGCAAGTCCAGCGGTACGCTGGGCCGCTCCGAGGGTTTGACCGTCGCGCATCTCAGCGAGCTTTGCTCGTACGAAAATCCTACTGGCATAAAAGCTCTGGAACAGTCGTTTTCTGACGAGCATCCAGATCGGCTTTACATTTACGAGTCGACCGCCCGCGGTTACAATATGTGGAAAACGATGTGGGATAAAGCGAAGGCCGACCCCCATCATTGCAAGTGTCTATTTCTCGGTTGGTTTTCGAAGCCTAGCCAGAGCATCCCCAAAGAGCATGCCGATTTTCAATTGTATGGACTCGCCCCACCGACGACGGAAGAGGCGGTTCGGATCAAGGCAGTGAGGGACCAGTACGGCCACGTCATAACGCCCGAGCAGCTGGCTTGGATTCGCAAGAAGGTGAATCCCGAGGTGAACGCTGAGAACGACTCGGCTGTTGAGGAAGACGACACGATCATGCTTGCCGAGCAGGCCTGGACGGAAGAGGAGGCTTGGCAGCAGACGGGATCGGTATTTTTTGCCGGCGCCGACTTGACCGACATGACGAACAAGCATGTCAGTCGCAAGTTCAAGTCTTTTATGTTCCTGGCTGGCGAAGAGTTCGCCGACATGAAAATTTACCGGTCGGAGAATCCCCGGTCGACCGAGTTGAAGGTGTGGGAAGAACCAGCCCCGGAGGGCGTCTATGTCGCAGGAGTCGATCCCGCCTATGGAGAAAACGAGAACAACTGCAATTCTGCAATTCAAATCCTTCGATGCTATGCGGACGGGGTCGACCAAGTTGCTGAGTACGCTTGGCCTCTCCAAACAACACGTCATCTTGCATGGACCTTGGCGGCTATCTTGGGATGGTACGGCGCTAGTCCTAGAGCCGTTATCCGATACATCCTCGAACTCAACGGTCCCGGCACCGCCGTCTACAACGAAATAAAGGCGTTGAAGTTCTACATCGAGAACGCGACTTATGTTCAGAAGCCGCTGGAAGAACGCGGGCTCATGAATCTATTTCAGAACGTTAAGACTTATATTTACACCCGTCCGGATTCGATGGGGCCGGGGTATAATTATCACTGGCTTACGAATACCCGTTTGAAGATCACGATCATGGAGCAGCTGCGCGATATTGCGTCCAACGGCAAGTTGCGCATCCGGTCCATGGATCTGATCGAGGAGATGCGGTCGATCTCGCGGGAGGGCGATTCGATCGGGGCGCCGTCGTCGATGCGTGATGACCGGGCGGTTGCAATGGCGCTCGCCAATTATTATTGGATGACCAAGATTCGCCAGGGGCTGATTGGCGAGCGGCGCACCCGCGCCGCGGAGGAATCCCGGCAGCGGCTGTCGATAGTTGACCAGGTGACGCTTTTCAACCAGAATAGCTTGGAGACGTTTTTTGCAGCCAAGCAGGCGGGGCGGCGCCGAGATGCAGTTGTCGCCACTCGCAATGCCTGGCGCTACGGCACAGGTCGGAGGTATTAAGATGTTGGATCGTAGAGCATTGTTCGGTTGGATTGCTGCGATGCCAATAGCGGTGCGCGAGGCTATTAAGAATCCGCCGCGCGTTTTTCAAAAATTTGGCGGCGCCGGCATCGTGACTTTGGCGCAAGTTCGGGAAGGTGCCGTTATCAGGCTTGAAGAAGAGCGATTGGCGGCGCTTCCTGACCTCTATGAATACGATTAGTCGGCCGCATAACGAGGGCCGGAGCGGAGGTCCGATAACGGAAGGTGGGATGCGGGGCCGACCCTCATACGTGGGGTTCTTTACCGTCACAATGCCGCCGATCCGCTCAACCATTATGGAGTCTTGATGGCCGTCGTCATCCGTTGCCCTGCTTGCCGGACCAAGTTTCGGTGGCTCGCCGAGACCGAGGCGTATCCGTCCGATTGCCCGCAATGCGGGGCCTATGTAGGGCACGATCGCGCTGACGATGACGTCGTCATGCCGAATATCCTGAGTTTCGCTAACCGTTGCTCGGACGGCGTCTACAAGGCGATGGAGAAGGCGTCCCAGGAGCGGGTTTATCAGGCCGCCGAGATGGCGGGTTGCGACGCTTCCGACATGGCCGACCTCAAGATTACCAATCTCCGCGACAATATGAAGCAGGGCGAGATCGCTGCCATGCCGGTGGTTAACGACCTGACCAGGCACATGGATGCCATGCGGGCAAGAAATCCCAATGCGCATGTCGGCTTTGGTTCAGATCATAATTCGATCGCAATGGAGTATGCGGCTGGTGCCGCTACGGGACATATCGCTCAAGGCGTCCCAGGGTCGATTTTGCCGCGCCGGGGCGCACAGGTGGGAACGGCTTTGACATCTGCGCATGCGGAAAAGGCGGACGCCGTGTTGCAGGCATCGTACATGAGCAAGGGGTACCTTCGGTGATGACGAACTATCAGTCACTCGAAGCTTTTTTTGAATCCAACGCTGAGAGGCACGATGCAAATGCTGCGCGGCATATTGCTGACGGCCGCCCCGATTATGCGCTAGGTAGTTTACGTAAGGCTGCCAAGTGGCGGGCTAAGAAGTCGTTTTTTGACGTGCCGCCACATCTTAAGGAAGTGTACGCAATTACCAAAAGGAATTTTGATCGGTTGCTGTATGAAAGTATCGTGAAATGATAACGGTCCCCACCGACTACAACAAGCTTCTCCAATTCGCCCGCGACATGGTCGAGCAGTGCCGGGTGTCGTCGGCTTCACGGTCCGCTTATTACATGAGCCTCAATCAGATCGCCGAGACCGGCCGCTATGACGGCAACAAGGCGCTGATCAACAAGATCGACCCCCATCTTTCCCGGATCGCCGCTCACATTTTCTCCCCCGTCGAGTTGAAATTCACGATCGATTACGATCGCATGCATCCGAGGCAGGATTTGGATCGGGCGCGCGTGGCCGCGATGCAACTTACGCGCCAGTGGGATCGGACATCGACCGATATTTTGTATGGACGGGGCGTATTCGAGAGTCTCAAGTACGGGTGGTGCGGCATCAAGCAGTGGCCGCAGTCCGAGGGGTCGGATGAAACTTATCGGCAGTACGCGCGCCTCGTCATGCCTTGGAATTTCGGAGTTTACAATGAAGCCGAGACTGACATTTCGCGGCAGATTGCTACTTGCGAAACGGTTGCATTGACGCTTCCAGAGGTGTGGCGGCGAATCTGGCACCTTCCGAAAGCTGAGAAGCTGTTCGAGCGTATTCGAGCGCACGCAGCGCCGGGGCAGAGTCACGATGCCAACCAGTCGTTCTTCCATCAGGTGCTGTCGACCAACCAGATTCAGACGCAGAATCCCAACGGATTTTCCGGCACGTTGCCCGGCGGCATGGTGAACGTATCGAGCGGTGGCAGCTTCCAGATCATGGGGCCGCAGGTCGCCGCTGAGACGTGCACGATGCACGAACTTTGGATTCAGGGGCATGATGACTATGTCACGCTGCAGCTGATCGAGCCCGATATTCTGGTTTCGCCGCCCGTGATGGATGGCAAGGTGCTGAAGCACTCTAATTTGCTCGGGCTTATCTCTCATCAGCAGCCGATTCGGTCAATCCAAGTCAACGAGACCAGCGGGTGGTTCTGGGGCAAGAGCGAGTTGGTCAATCTGGCCGAACCGCAGTCGTTTCTTGCTGGCCTTCTGGACGACATGCGGCGGCTGATCGGTCTGCAGGTCGACCGGATTCTGTTCTTCACCGGTGAGAACCGGATTACCGACGAGCTTTATGGGCAGATGCGGATGGCCGGTTTCGGCAGCAGCGACCCCAACATGAAGGTTGAGGATCTGACTCCACCGTTCTCGTCCGACCTGCTTCCCGTGATCAAGTTTGTAATCGAGCAGATGGATATCAACTCGGGTTTTCCGCCGATCATGCAGGGACAGGGTGAGCAGGGGGTCCGAGCGGGTTCGCATGCGGGCACGCTGATGAAGACGGCTTCGCCCACGTTGCGCGATCGCGCCCTGATCGCCGAGCGTAACTGTGCGGTTGCCGCCGATCTCACGATGGAGATCAAGGAGGCCAAGGACGATTCGACCTATTGGACCAAGGCCGACACCATCCAGGATGTGCGGCAGACCGAGTTCAAGCTGACCGATTTGCCTGATGATTGGCGTGTCACCGTCGATTCACATTCGTCCAGCCCGATCTTCAGCGACGAGAATGCGCAGCTGATCTTGGCCGCCCATGCAAAAGGACTGGTGCAGACCGAATACGTGCTTAACAACATGCCGTTCCCTAATCGGGAGGACGCCCTGGCTCAGAACCGCGAGGCGGATAAGAACAAGCAGGCGATGATTCGGCAGTTGATGCAGGAGAATCCGGAGGCGGCCGAGAAGGTGTTGGCTCGGACGCTCGGCGGTGGACGGCGATGATTCGTTTGATTGCTTTCACGATGTCTTTTGTTGCGAGTTGTCGCGCAGCTTTGAAGGCTTCTATCAGCTAGGAAACCTCCCATTAGGCCCAAATCCCGGCATCCCCGGTGGGATTGCCTGCAGCATCGGCATCCCGCCCTGCTGATTGCGGCGCGCCTGCCGGATTTGCGGGTCGGCGTCAGCGATCTCGTTGGCCTTCAGCTTGGTGCGCACGAGATGCAGTTCGCGCTCGATGTGGGCGAGTTTGGACTGTTCCATGTCTTCGAGCATGACGCCGTAAATACATTCTTGAAAAAAAGTAGCTTCTTGTCCGAAGTCGTCGACTAGAATCACTCGGTCAGGTCCGTCGGATATATGTCCGCGGTGCTGTTCCGCTTTTTCGCGGTCTTTGTACAGCAATGTCCACATCATTGGGCCGGGTCCGAAAACGATCGTCAGACTGAACATTTTTTATCCTCATTTGTTTCGATCCACTTTTCGTACCAGTCCTTCCGGATCAGGTAGCGCGCTCCGTAGCGTTTGAATTGAGGCCCGTCGCCGCGGCGCAGGATGCGCCTGAAGGCGTCGTAATGCACGCCCATGTCGGCGCAGATTTGTTTGGGTGTAAGCCACCGTTTCGACAGGACATCGACCATGTTGGCTGAACCTACCCGCTTTTACGGCCTGTTGCAACCCTCTGCGGTCTTATCAAACCACGTAGGTCGATCTCGCCAAGCGTCGGATACTCCAGCTGTTTTGGACCAACCCCTCACACTAGGAGATCTTCAATGATCCGTAATCGTCGGCGAGGGCGCAAGGGCCGCCACTGATGCCCGAGCCCGTTCCTGCAGGGTCGGGGCTTCCCCGGCCACAACAGACGCAATCGCCCCCGATGGGTGTCAGCCCGGCAACGGGTCCGACTCCCAATAAGGGGTACGAGGCGGCTGCCATGCAGCGGCTGGGCTTAGTGATCAAGCAACTTACTGACATCTTGCCGCTGGCGGGCGCGACGTCCGACATCGGCAAGACCGTTCTTGATGTTCTCGGCAAGCTCGCCAAGCACGTTCCGGCGGGGTCGAACACGCAGGCGTCCGAGCGCAATGCGATCGATCAGATGGCCATGAAGAACGCGCAGGCCGCGCAGACCAATAAGACGCTGCAGCAGCCGCAAGGCCAACAGGGCGGGCAGCCGCCTGGTGGCGGCCAAGGCATGCCGCCCGGCATGGGGATGGCCGCATGAACCTTTTTGAAGACAAGACGCCGATGCCGGACAACGCGCATGTCAAGCGCGCGGGCGGCGATACGGTGTTTCTTGGACCGGCGCCGCCGCGCAGCGATGCGCCCGTGCGCGTCTCGCAGACGCTGCAGGAGCGCTACGCTGATCGAGCCGATGACGCTCAGAGCGTCGTCAACGTCATTCGCCCGCGTCGCGGGCACGGTTATTGAGGAGCCTGGCTCATGCCCGTCACCGATCTCGATACTTTGATCGCGCAGTTGAAATCTCCGGACGCCGATATCACGCACAGCATTGATGCGCGCGTCCTGGCTGCCGGTCTTGAAGATCTTCGCAATCGAATGAGTCATGCGGAGTATTCGCAGCTCAAGGCGCTTTCGCAGGCGCGAATTAATGCCGACCGGCTCACGGCTGTCGAGGCAGGCACTGCTGCTTTGACGAACGATAACGTTGAGTTCCGACGGTCGGTCAACGATGCGACCAAGCTGCCGCACGAGCATGCCGAGAAGCTGACGGAGCTGGAAGGGCGAGTTCGCGCCTGCGAAGGCGCGGTTGGAGCGGCTCCTTACAAGGTTCCGAAGCCGATCGAGCCGGTTTCGGTTGAGCTGGCCAAGGTAGAGGCGCCGAAAGCGCCGTTTTACCCAAGGACTGAAGTGACGCCTGCACCGCCCGCGCCGAAACTGGCCGTTCCGCTTCCCGGCAGCCCCGCGGCGCAAAAGCCGCCGACCCCGATGTAAAGGATTCGATTCATGGACCTCTTCCACAACCCCGCTAAATCGATCCCGACTTCTGACGAGCAGATCGTGCGCGTCGGGATGGAGCAGGACGATATCCAGGGCCGCAAGTCGCACTTGCCGGCGCAGATGAAGTCGGGCGCGCTCACCATCAGCCACGTGCCGAATGCCGGCACCAGCATCGGGACCAAGTAAGTGCCGCAAGTCGAGATCGACGAAACCGAGTTGCTGCGGCTGCGCCGGACGGGCGAGACCGTTGGCGCCATGCTCAAGTCGCCGAGCGCCAAGCGCAAGCTGCTTGAGGCGCTCAAGGACGTCCATCCGGAAGATCCCGCGGTCAAGGAGCTTGAACGTCCCGATCCGACCGAGGATCGGTTTTCCAAGCTGGAGCGTGAACTCGCCGAGGAGCGCAAGGCGCGCGCGGATGCCGAAGCCGAGCGCGAGAAGAATTCCAAGCTGGACGATATCCGGCGCGAGCAGGCGGAAGGCTTCGACAAGCTGAAGCGCGCCAGGTGGACGGATGACGGGATCGCCAAGGTCAAGGCGGTCATGGAGGAAAAGGGGATTCTCGACGTCGCCATCGCGGCGACGTGGATCGAGAGCCAGATGCCCCCGGCCGCGGATCCGGTCATGCCTGGCGGGCACGGCGCATGGAATTTCCAGGATTCGCTCACTGACAGCGACGTCGACCTCAAGAAGCTGATCGAGGCGAAGGGCGAGAACGAGGGACTTCTCCGCAAGATGGCTGGCGAGGCGATTGCGGAAGTCAGGGGTTCGGTGCTGGGGGGTCGGCGGTAGGTTCATGCGGCTCGTCGACTAATTCGTAGCCGAGTTCGCGCCCAAATTCGGGGTAGAGAAGAAGCATAAGGAGTGAGGTAAATGCCCCTTCCCGGTATCGGCGTCGCGCCCCCCGCCGGCTCATTGTACACGGAATTAACCGCAGCGACACGCAGGGCTTTTGTTCCCCGTTTGTTCGTACAGATGTACTTTGCGTCGCCGTCACTATTTTATTTGACAGGTAATGCTCAGAGAGCGGCTGGTGGCCTCAATCAGATCACAGTACCCATGCAAGGCCAAAGCATGGTACAAGGCCAGTTCACTGGCTACGGCGGCGGCTTCAATTCCCCGAACGTTACCCCCGGCGTGCAAAACGGGCAGTGGAACTTGGCCTACTGGGTCGTTCCCGTCCCGCTCCCCTTCGGCGAATCCGTGCTTCAGGCGACCGATCGCGAGATCAGCCTGCTCAAGGCGCGCATGAATGACGTTTACGCGGTGACGCGCCAGAATATAGCGCGGTTGCTGTACACCAATAACTCCAGCAATTCCCTCTTCCCGAACAGCTTCCTCGATGCTTTTGACAACGGGACCAATTTCCCGAATTACGGCGGCATCAGCCGCAACGCTGCTGGCAACTCGGCCTTCAAGGGCCAGTACATCAACATGGGCGCGAACACCTACACGACGGTGTCGACGTCCGGTTTCACCCGCGCGACGATGGCTACGTTGCTGGCAAACATTGCCGACAGCGCGGGCGGCGAGGCGCCGACTTATGGGGTCATGAATCCCGGCGACTTTGCGACTCTGAACAAGGACTTCGTCACGAACGAAACCGCGTTCGTGGATCCGGGCGGCAACTATTCGATGGACACCAGCCGCCGAACCAGCTTCCCGAACCTGAATGTGTCCGGCATCCCGATCTTCGCCGACCATTTCGTGCCGCAGGGACAGGCGTTCTTCCCCAATGTCAAGTACACGGCGATGTACCTGTCGGAAGACGCCGCGTTCGACTTCAGCGGGTTCTACTCGTTGGTCCCCTTGGGGCAGATCGGCCAGCAAGGCGTCGTCGTGGTCGGCTACAATCTCGTCTCAGCGAAATCTTCGTCGGGGGCAATCGCGTACAATATCGGAAACAATTCCTTCTGATGTTCGATGATCGCTTTGGCGATTAGGAGCATATCTTCGTCGGTGCCTTGTCCTTTTAGGGCATTGACTGCGTGAAGGACGAAACGAGAGTTTTCGGGCGTATATCCCAAAGTAGGGATAATCCGATCTAGACTGGGTGAAAAAAGGTAAGGACTGCGCTTGTCGCTTAGGACGAATTCGATGTTGGTAACTTCGCAACGCCCTGTCCAACGTGCTTCCGCCCACTCTTTTGTGAGCGTGAACGGGATGTTGTGTTTGGTTGCGCGTTGTTTTGAACCGCGGAGTGCGTTCAGCCAAGGGAGCCACGTCCGTGTCGCATGATATCGTTGCTTTGCCCGCACCTTGTGCGCTTCGTACCAGCGCGCTCTTCGTTCGAGAACGACCTCTCTCGGCAGGGACCGTCGATACGCGCGGTTCTTTTCCGCGATTTTCGCTTTGTGTTCTTCGTAATACGTTTTGCTCGTTTGGCGTAAATGCGCTCGCTTTTTTTCGTAGTATTTTCTGTAGTAATCTGGGCGATAGGTCGGTTTTCTCATTTTGTTTTTATGAGTCGCTGCGCAAGTCGATGTACAGAATTTATGGCGACCGTGTAGGCGCGGAAAAGATGCCCCGCACTGCTTGCAGTTGGCGGGATCGCCTAGGTGAAAGCCGGGCATCGGTGTTCGTCCTTCCTCGTATAGGGTATTGCAACACTCTATACCAGCTTGTTAGGAGTTAGTCAATGCCCGGTCCGTTGAGTGGAATTGGGGTCGGCCTGCAGCTACCTCAAAATTTGTATCCTTCAGAATTGAACGCGAGTCCCTACGACGCGAACAACAACTATGTCGGCCTCGCGGCTGGGGATCAGATCACGATTCCCAGGGGCGATTGGCTGATCTCGCTCGGCTCCTATTGCGTGCTTCAGTTCGATGATCCGGTTAACGCCTCCGGTGTCTGGTCAATCATCGCCTCCGCGGCGTGGGACAGCGGCCTTTTGTACGTTCAGAGCGACGGCTTCTCGTATCGCATCGCCAACATGACCGGTTGCCCGGTTGGCGGCATCGTGAACGCCTACGGCTCGGGATATGTCCAGGCGACGACTTCGATCGCGGTGACCGGCGGTGGCGGCTCGACCTGGGCGCCGATCGTCGGCGGCCAGCTCGTCATGACGACTGCGACCATCGTGACGGCGAATGCCGGCGCGGGGTATGGCGTCGCGCCGATTGCCATCCTGCCGGCGCCTCCCGGTCCGAACAACAACGCGAACGGCATCGGAGGCGTCCAGGCGACCGGTTTCTGCACGATTGCTTCGGGCACGGTGTCGGGCTTCACCTTCACCAATCCCGGTGCCGGTTATCCGGCGGGCACGACGTACTCGGTTGCGCTGCTGTCGAACCCGACCGACCCGAACATCCCGTCGGGTATCACGCTCGCGACTGCTGTGTTCAGCGTGACCGGCTCCGGTTCGATTTGCGGCGTGCTCTGCACCAACCCTGGTGCCCCGCTCGCGACGCCGAACAACATCACGTTGACTCTCTCGGGCGCCGGCACCAACGGCACTGTTTCGGCGATCATGTGTCAGACGGTTGTTTCGACGAGCGTAACTGGCGGCGCTACCTTTACGAGCGGAACGATATCCGCTTTATTGACGACCGTCGGCGGTTATCCGCAGTCGGCAGGTCCGGCGACGCCGATTACCGGCACCATCACCAACGCTCCAGTGTACTTGATCGCGGGCGCTGTTTCTATCGGCGGCGCAGGCGCGTACGGCCTCTGGGCGCGCCCTCGTCCGCTGCAATCGGTATTTACGCTTGGCGCTACTGGTACGCTAGCCGCGCAGGCCGGCATCATTTATGATGGCGGTTTGTTCTTCGGTGTTCCAACGCCGGTCCTGGTGCCGGGTTCAAACATTTTGGTCGCTGGCACCGGTTCGGTTGTTTCTGCAGGTCCTGCGTCGATCGTCCTGGGCATGGGTCCGCGGCCCGACTTCGTGCTGTTGCAACCGCTCAAGGTGTGATCGGTGGCGACCTTCAGCATCACGTTTGTCGCCGGGTTGGGGAGCAATAATTCCGCTTACTCGTCGATGAACTTGCAGCAGCCGGCCGTTCAGATCGACGACACCAATGCGACTGACGGCGCGCAGCAAAAAGACATGGCGTTCAACAGGCAGATCAACATCCTAGGGTCGGACGGCGTCATTCGAAAATGTACGATCGATGCATCCCGTAGCGATCCGTCCCGCAACCTGATATATTACAATCTCGTCTGATGCGTGCCAGCAAGGAGGTGCGCCTTGCTGCAAACGTACCTGACTCGCACACAGCAGCTCCTGCAGAACCCCGCGGCGCCGACCTCGCTTTATGCGACGGCCGATTTGACGTCCTACATCAACCAGGCGCGCGGGCAATTGGCCGGAGAAACCGAGTGCTGTCGTGCGCTTGGGACGCTTTCAACGGTCATCGGGACGCGCAACTATAACTTCTCATCGATCTCTCTGCCCGCGGGCACCAGTTTGGCCGGCGTCATCAACACGCGCGGGATGTTGTACGCGGTGGCGTCGGGCTATCAGTGGATTCGCCCGCGGCCGTGGGCGTGGTACTGGCTGTTCAAGCTCAACAATCCGGTTCCGCAGGGCGGTGCACCGCAGGTCTTCAGCCAATTCTCGCAGGGCTCGTCGGGCCAGGGATCGATCACCGGCATCGGCGCCGGAACCATGTCGTCGGGCAGCTTTTATCTCGACCCGCCACCCGATCTCGTTTACTCGCTGCTGATCGACTGTTCGTGCTATCCGACCGCGCTGGTGGCGGACACGGACGCGGAGGCCATTCCGTACTTGTTCACGGACGCGGTTCCGTACTTTGCGGCCTATCTCGCGTTGTTGTCGTCGCAGACCTCGGCGCGGGTGGAAGACGCGCAGAAGATGTTCGACCTCTACAAGATGTTCGTGGATCGCGCCAACCAAGCTAGCGCGCCGAACGTAAATCGCTTCTTGTACGAGAGGCAGAGCGATCCGACGATGATCAATAAGCTGGGTATTACCTCCAAGGCTGGAGGACAGTGAAATGCCCATGACTCTCAACTCGTACATGCAGGACGTCCAGACTTTCCTGCGCGACGCCAAGCAGGATTTGATCGATCCTGAGGACATCATCAAGTACATCAACCGCGCCCGCCGGGAGATCGCGATCCGGACGCAGTGCGTGCGCGTTCTCACGCCGATCACGGGAGCGGTCATTGGAGCATCGGTTGTTTCCGGAGGTTCGGGGTATGGCAGCGGGACCACGACGATCACGCTTACGCCGCCTGATTTTCCTTCTGGCGCTGGACCTTTTCCGAACGGGAGTCAGGGCTCCGTTACGCCGATCGTCAGTGGCGGTTCGATCACGGGCGTAAACGTCGTTTATGGCGGTGCCGGCTACTGGCAGCCATCGTTCTCGATCACTGGGGCGGGGAGCGGGGCGACGGTGACGCCGGTTTTGTCTACGATCAACCAACTCAGTCAGGGGTTGGAAGTTTACAATTTCTCGCAGGCCGACCTTACACCGTTTCCTGGCGTCCAGTCGGTTTACGCCATTCAATCAGTAAGTTTGCTGTATAGCGGTTTTAGGTATAGTTTGCTGTGTTACGATTTCAGTACCTATCAGGCTCTCATAAGGATTTGGGCGCAGCAGTGGCAGTATGTGCCGGCTGTTTGTGCGCAGTATGGTCAGGGAACGAATGGATCGTTTTATATGTACCCTATTCCCAGCCAAGCCTATCAAATGGAATGGGATTGTTTTTGCCTGCCGCAGGATTTGATTACTGATTTAAGTGTGGAGGTGATCCCAGACCCGTGGACTGATGCGGTCGCGTACTGGGCGGCTCACCTATGTTATCTCTCGATACAAAATTTCAATGCGGCAAAATTTTACGAGGATATGTTCAATAGGCGCTGTCTCGGTTATAGCAACGCTGCGCGCGTGAGCCGCAGGACGTCACCATATGGTAGGTACGCGGGAGGGGCTTAATGTCACAGCTTCGCCCATTTGCCGTGCATTTTTTTGGCGGCTTTGCATCGAGCGTCGTAGGCTTCTTCGGCAGTGCTAAACAGACCCAAGCCGTAAGTTTTTCCGCGGTGTTTAATAGAGGCCAGGAATTTTTGCGGTCGCGTTGCGAAGCATACGCCTTTATACCCCGTTTTGTTATTCTTTTGCGGACCCCTATTTCTGTGATTCTGCGACGGAGTAGCGTGGCGCAGATTTTTCCAGATGTTGTTCGACTGATCTTCGTCGATGTGGTCGATTTCGTATTCAGGCCATTCGCTTTTCATGTAAAGCCACGCAAGGCGATGGGCCATATATTCTTTGTTGTTGATCCCAATTTTTATTCTGTTTTTTCCGTTCATGCGTCCAGCAGTTTTTCCCGGCATCCCTCGCCAAGAAAGCCTAACTTTCCACGTAAAAAGCCCGGTTATGGGGTCGTAATGCAAGATCGAGCGGAGATACTCTGCCGTCAGATCAGTGAGCGAGTTCTTGTGGCCGCGTTTCATCATACAGGAAGGATAGTCCCAGGGGCCGTTATTGTCAAGGACCTTATTTGATGCCCATCGAACAAAATCCCTACGTGCCCAAAGCGCCTGGACCTTTGACCATGGAAATGTTCGAGGGGATGAATACGAGCACGTCCCGCGTCGGCATTCCGGATGAACAAGTAAAATGGCTGGATGGGTTTTTCCCCTTAGATCACCACAATCTCCGCACTCTCTACGACGTCGGTGCCACGCTCTACACCGCGGTCGGCACGACGATCGTTTTCTTCGGCTTCGTCAACATCGGCGCGACCCCTTACGCGATCATCTTCCAGGCCGATGGCTCGGTCGTCGCGGTCAACGTAAACACGGCGGTGGTCACGACTATTTTAGCGGCAGGTACGATCGTGGTGCCATCTCAGCTCACGATCGGCCTTTCGCAATGGGGCCAGCAATACGCGATCATTGTCGCTAATCAGGCGAACGGCTATTGGCTCTGGGATGGGCTCGTCACCTACGCAGCGGGCACCATCGGCCCTCAAGTGGTGCTCACGAGCGGCGGCTCGGGATATGTGTCGAACCCGAATATCGGCCTCGTCGGCGGCAGCGGTTTTGGTGCCGTCTTCACATCGTCCATCAGTAACGGCTCGGTCGTTTCCGTCAGCATCTCGAATCCCGGTTCCGGCTACTTGGCGACCGACACGCCGACGCTGACCTTCATCGGCGGCAATCAGTCAGGCTCTGGGGCCTCTATTACTGCCGGTTTGGCCCATCATGCCGGCGGCTCGGGCGGCTCTATCTCTGTTACCATGGTGCGAGTGCTCAGCAACGAGTATGACGCCTATGCGACTCTTGTTGCCGGCGGTTCCGGGTACTCCAATTTTACGAAGGTCGTCGTAACCGGCGGCGATAATGTTTATGGAGCACCGCTCAAGATCACGGCTTCGGTTGTGGCCGGCGCGATTTCCAGCATTCAGGTAACTAACGGCCTGTATGGAAATTCCATCGCGCCGACCGTCTCAATAACCGATAATGGATACTATTTCATCAATTCGACGACGATCGTGTCCGGCGGTTCCGGTTACAGCAATTTTCCAGTTCTGTCCGTGGTTGACGCGAGCGGCAGTATTCAGTCATCGCCCGTTCTGACGCCGAGCGTGACTGGTGCAGGTAGTTCGATCACCTCGGTCAGCATCGTCTCCGGCGGGCAGTTCGGCGCCAGCGTAACGCCGACCATCGTGATTACCGACACCGCAACATCCGCGGCCGGTACGGTCACCCTCATGCCCTACGGCGTCAGCGGCAACGCGGTCGAGACGTACTCGGGGCATGTGTGGGTCGCAAACCAGAACAATTACAGCTGGTCCGCGCCCGGCTCGGCGTCCAACTTCGCCACCAGCGCGGGCGGCGGCTCGGCACAGTCCGCGGACTCCTACCTCAAGATCGGCTATACGCGCCTGATCCAGTCGAATGGGTTTCTCTATCTGATCGCCGATTCCTCGATCGACTACATCTCGGGTGTCCAGACGGCGGGCACGCCGCCCACGACGACCTTCACCAAGCAGAATGCCGACCCGACGATCGGCACGCCCTACCCGTGGTCGGTTATCCTGCACGGGCAGGATCTGCTGTTTTCCAATTCTGTCGGCATTTATGGCGTTGCCGGAGCTCGCCCGACCAAGATCAGCGCCATGCTGGACGGTATCTGGGGCACCGGCAACCTTAACCTGTCCGCGGCGCATGCGACGATCTTCAAACGTGAAGTGTGGATGACGCTGACGACTTTCGTCAATCCGCTCACAGGCGCGACGGTGACCGAGCCGTTCATGTGGGATGGCAAGCGCTGGTTTGCTTCGCCGCAGAACATGAACATGATCTTCATCGGCAGCCAGGAGCTCAATTCCGTCTTCACGGCTTACGGGACTGACGGCACGATCGTAGCGCCGCTGTTCACGACCCCGTCTACCAACTTTACCAAAGTCGTGGAGTCGAAGCTATGGGCTGAACCGGGCGGTTACCTGCTCAACAAGGCGACGGGCCGCTTTTGGGCAATTGCCAATTACGCCTCGATCGCGTCGCCGTCGATCATCCTGTCGATCGACGCCGTGTCGGCCGATCCCAATGTCGCGGGCAGCATTGTCTCGACGTCGGCCGGCTACACGATCCCCGGTCCATCGATTACCGGGCACTGGGTCACGCCCCCGCAGGCCGTAGGCCAGCAAGGCATCCTGACGGGGATGACGATCAAGACGAATTGCGCCGACATGACGTTGATCTCGGCAATGATCGATGATAAGATTGTGGGGTACAGAGGATAATTGTCGTGCTATCGTACAATGCACAACGATTTCGGAGGATAGCAGGATGTCCATAGTTAATCGGGCTTTAATTGTTGAGCGCGACTGCGCAGTCGCGGCCGACTTAACAAGCAAGGAGCCTTTTCTAAATCGAGAGCAGGCTGCAGCAGCGCTAACGAAGCACGGGTACAAAATTGCACGTGCTACGCTTGCAACCATGGCGAGCCGGGGGCAAGGTCCTGTTTACAAGAAGTGGGGGGCACAAACGCTCTATCGCTTGAGTGATCTTTTAGCGTGGGCCAAGTCTAAAACGGCTGATGCGGGAGGATTTGATGCGGTTCCAGAATTGGACGAGTGGCACGAATGGGGCGGGATACGGTATCGAGTTTCTTATGATTCTGCCAAGGTTTTTATTGTTCCCGATGAATTCAGGATAAAGGAGTTCACAGCGATGCCGGACGGCACTATTCACGTAGTCTTGGAAAAACGGACGGGGTAGGATGGGGCTAGCAACTCTAACTTTCGTCCCCGACACGCCCGCCGACTTCCAGCGGTGGAGCTTCTCGAACCAGGCGTCGCATCGCGACATCATCCGCGTGATCGAGCAAAATCAAGTCGCGATGACGCCGGGGTTCACGCTGATGCCGGTAGACGAATACCTGATCGACCCCTTCGACCCCGAGAACCTGGGCAACTGGCCGTACTTGCATCAGGTCATGCACAACCAAATGTTTCAAGCCGCCGGTCTGCCCGCCAGCTACGACCTGACCGGGATCGATTGGCAAGACCCCCAGGTTGTGCAAAACTGGATCTCGGCTCACGCCGACGATCATAACCGAATCTCAGCCTTTTTAGGATTGTCCTGATGCCTGCAGAAGCCCTGAAGCCCGTTGCCCCGCCTCCCGTCGTCTACGCCGAGGTGCGCCGGTTCGAGTTGCCCGATCTCGACACGCATGCGCGGTGGTTCATGCCGCGCTTACTGAAGGAGTACCCGCATCTCAATGAGCGCTCGGCGATCGGCTTTTTGCGTGGAATCATCTATAGTAACGAGTTTCTGTTTCTCTTCCAGGAGAAGGGCGTCGCCTTGGCGCAGGCGATGGGGTCCGGCGGCCTGGAAGCCGAACCGATCGTCTGGGAACGGTTCGTCTGGGTCGAGAATCCAGCCGATGCCGGCCAGCAGCAGGCGGCTTCGTTTTTCTACGATCGGATCGTCAAGTGGGCGAAGACGATGGGCGTGTCGAAGGTGCACGTCGAGGAGCATAGCGACTGCACTCACGACCAGATCAAGGCGCGCGTGGGGCGGGTGTTCGAGACGCAGCAGCGCTATGTGAGGCCGTGAATCATGACTGAAATCTGGGGCGTATGTGAAACTTGTTTCGGATACGGAAAGCAAACTTGGTTTTTTGCTGCGGGCCAAGAAATCTTTCGACTGTGTGACGTTTGCAATGGTCGCGGCATGCTGTTTGTTGGAAACAGTCGCGATTTGAAAAATGATAAGGATTCAGATTCATGTCCTTCTTAACTGATCTGTTCGAAGGCCACACGTCAAATTTGGGCACGGACCTGAGCCACGCCGGCTCATCTCTGATGTCGCATCCTTCCGAGCTCTATGAGACGCTCGGCGGCGCCGCGGCGCTCGCGACCGGCGGGCTGGCGCTCGGGGGGCTAGGAGGCGGTCTGTTCGGTGGTGCGGATGCCGCGGCCGGAGGCGGCGGGCTGTTCTCGGGCTTGTTCGGTGGGGGGGATGCCGCGGCTGCGGCGGCCGGAGGCGATGCTTTCGATATCGGCGCGGCAACTCAGGGCTCTGACATCGCAACCGGCATTGCTGCCAATCCCGCATACGGAGGCGGCAGTTTAGGTGCTGCGGGCGACATCGGCGCGACCGGTGTGCAAGGAGCGGTCGGTGGCGGGGCCGGGGTAGATGCCACGGCAGGGCTCCCCGGTGGGGCTTACGATATCAGCGCGGCTTCCGAAGGCTCTGGCATTGCACAAGGTATCGCTGCAAATCCGGCCTACAGCGGCCCTCCCTCCGGCGGCTTCTGGAACACGCTGACCAGCCCCTCGCAGTGGACCCTCGGCGGCGTCGGCAAGGTAGCGGGCGTGGCAGCGGCCGGAGCCGGCCTCGGCATGGACGTCCTCAACCGCAACCAGATGGATCCCAACCAGGCGATGCTGGCGCAGCAGGCCGCCCAACTCGGGCAGTCCGGACAGGTGCTGGAGTCTTACCTCAAGACCGGCAAGCTGCCCCCTGCTCTCCAGGCGCAGCTCGACCAGGCGGTCGCCGCCGAGAAGGCGCGCATCGTTTCGGGCTACGCAGCCAAGGGCATGCCAACCGATCCCAACCAGAATTCCGCGCTCGCGCAAGATCTGAACAACGTGCAGACTAATGCGATCGCGGCGATGGCGAACGTCCAGGTCGAGATGATGAATACCGGCTTGAAAGAAACCGGTTTGTCGTCGCAGCTCTATCAGATGCTGACCCAGCTCGACCTCCAGCAGAACAAGGACCTGATGTCGGCGATCTCGTCGTTCGCTGCGGCGCTCGGGGGCGGGATGGGCGGCGGGCAGAATGTTAAGTTGAGCCTGGCCTGATGACTTTTATCGACCCGATGCACGACAATTTGACCGGAGATCCCACTCCGGTCGGCGGCACCCGATTGCCGCAAGCCGCCCCTCCGTCCGGTCCCGCCCTTCCCGATTACGCGCCCTACGGCGGCGCCAACATGACCGGTCTGGCGCCGGGTTCCTCCGACTACGTGTCGAGCCGCCTTGCCGGCGAGGCTGCGGCAAAGGGCGAGGCGCAGACTTACGTCGATCGGCGGGCGGAAGACCAGATGGTGCAGGATCGCCAGAAGATGGCGCAATCCTATGCCCTGGAGTCGGCCGATGCGCGCGATCCTGCCCTCCGGCCGTGGAACGCCGAGCAGGAGAAAGCCAAATACATTCGCGGCCCCATGGAGAACTTCGGCTCGGTCGGCATGATCTTCGCCATGGCTGCCTCCGCGTTCACCCGCACGCCCATGATCAGCGCCTTGAATGCGGGTGCCGCCGCCATGCAGGCGACTCAACAGTCCGACGAGAAGGCGTACAAGCAGGCTTTCGACGCTTGGAAAAGCAACTCCGACCTGGCGCTCAAGCGCTTCGACATGGAGCGCAACCTCTATGAGGACGCCAACAAGCTGCTGACGACCGACATGGGTCTCTGGAAGCAGAAAAGCTTGATGCTCGCGGCGCAGTTCGACAACCAGAAAATGCGAATCATGCTGGAAAACGGCATGGACAAGGAGGTGCTGGACGCGCAGGCCGCGCAGTTCAAGGCCGCGGAGGAGATGCGCAAGTCGAAGTTCGAGTTCGATAAGCAGGATTTCTTCCGGCAGCAGTACGCGGATTCGGTCAAACAGTATCAGGACGCCCATCCGGGGGTGAATGACAAGAACAAGACGCCGGAATACGTGGCGTTTAAGTCCAAAGCGTGGAGTGACGCCCTACGCGCTTCGCAAGGCGAGATGACCCCGGAGCAGCTCGCGCAGCTTCGCGCGACGAGCGCGGGGGGTAACACCAATTTGACCGCTGATCGCCAGCGCGCGGCCGATGTCGACAAGATTATGAAAGAAAAAGAAGCTGCGGGAGAATTAAAGGGGAAGTCGGCAGAGCAAATAGCCGATATACGCGCTAAGGAAGAAGCGCGCTTAAAGTCCCTTGGTACTCCCATCACATCCAGTCGCAAAGATGACCTTGCCAGCGCAATCACTCGCGCGCAATTGTCCTCCGATACGATTAACAACATAGAATCGCTCTTAAAGAAGCATATCGCCTTGACTGGTCTTGGCGGCAAAATTACTCGCCCAGCGGAAGCGATCGGCAACGTGTTTGGGAGCAACGCAACTGACCGTGCGCAGTTTTTGTCTCTCATTTCCGAGTTAAAAGAGTGGGCGCCGCGCTTGCTCAACGAATCCAAGGCGCGACCGTTGGCATCGGAAGAAAAAGAAATCGCAAATATCGTTCCCGGCTTGAATATTGGCGATACGACTAAAAATACGGCGGATCGGCTTTTAAAGTTGCAAAAACTGTTTCGCCAGCTGCAGGAAAACATGACCAAGCGCTATGAGGGAACGTGGCAGCCTCCGGCAGTCGGTTCTACATCGCCTTCTCCCGCAACTACTTCGCCCGGCAGGAAACCTTCATACCTTGATGCTCCGGTTACGCCATGATCGATCAGCCTCCGGAACAGACGCCTGAGCAGCAAGCCGACGCCATGGCTGGCAGCGGCTTGCGCACCATCATGCGCCGCGCATTGCCTGCTAGCGCGAAGCCGCAACTCGAAGAAAAAACAGCGGCACCGTTTCAATTGTCCAGCGAAACGCCGGACGAAGATTATGCCGCGTTGAATCCCGGCATGCGTTTTGTCGGGCCTGATGGGCAGACACGCACAAAACCGTGGGAAGTCAGGGAAGGAACCGAGGAAGAAGACTACGATCTTGTTCCAGAAGGTAAGGTTTTTGTCGATCCTGCCGGACAAACTCGCACCAAGCCCGCTTATCAGGACGTCGACCTGACTGCCTCTACCCTTTATCACATGGCGGTCAACGACACCGAGCGGCGCAAGGCGCTCGATCGGTCCTACCCCGGCAAGGTGCAGCAGGACACACAGGGGCGGTTCTATGTCGACGATGACGGCGTGCGCCGCCGCCCCAAAAACATGCTGGAAAGCCCGACGGGTATTATCTCTACTGTTGGCGGGGCAGGTGGTCCAATGGCGGGCAGCGCCCTGGGGGAAGTCGGTGGAGCTGTTGTTGGCGGACCTGTTGGAGCGGTAGCTGGCGCTGGTCTGGGCGGCGCGCTCGGGCAGGGCTTGAATGATCTGATTTTGAAATACGCAGGCGTCTATGACCGCTCGGCGGGAGAAGAGGCGATCAATCTCAGCGAAGCCGGTGCGTTCGGCGCGGCAGGTTCGGCTGTGGGCCGAGTGGCTGGTGCAACTCTGGCCGGGGCCGGTGGAGCCAAGGCCGTTGCTAAAGGCAGCGCGCCTGGTGTCGCTGCGCATTTCCTCGGCGCAGATAAGGAATCGCTTCAGACTTCGTTGCGGATCGCGGCGGAAGGCGAGCACGAGTCTTCAAGCAAGATATTGCGAGCCTTCGGGATGACCGACCCCGGCACGCCGGTCCCGATCTCGGCCTGGGCGCACCACGCTCCGATGCTCCAAATTGAGCACGAAGTTCTGCATCCTCGCTTCCATATGGAAGAGCCTTTGAAACAGGGCCGAACTGCTTTCATGGAAAAGCAAGGAACATCCTTGCTTGGCGATCTCGGGGCTAAAGTCGAAGGAAGCCTGACAGAGCCTCTCGCGGCAGTATCGGGTCGCGAAGCCGGTCAGATGGCGATTGATCGAGCGTTGCAGGAGTCGTCTGCTCGTGAGACGGCCCTTCGTATGCGAATTGGTGAACAAAAAGCGGCTGCCGGCATGCAGGCACAGGCGGCTTTGCCCGAATACGAAGCACGTTTGGCTGCATTGCGCGATGCAGGCCAGCAGGCAGATGCCGCCGCAACCAAAGTGGTCGATGCAGGCTACAAGGCAATCGAGAAGGACGCCGAGAATGCCATGCGCGCGGCTAAAGCCGGGCATAACAGCGGCGATTTCTGGCAGTCAGTCGCCGAGAAGTTCAAAGATATTCGGGGAATGATCGGTGTACGTGCATCTGGCCGCTATGCTGGTTGGCGCGAATCTTTTGGCGAGATCGTTCCCGAACAAGGCGGGCTGGCAGAAGACGCACAGGCGTTTCTCGATGAGTTGCCTAAACCGTTTCAGGAAAACCATCCTTCGTTGATCAAGCGCGTCGCGCAGTTGGCTGGCGAACAGGGCCACGATGGCGAATGGGTGCGTGAACCGGTTACGCTCGATCTCGCGTCCGCACATGAGCTGCGTTCATTGTTCCGGCACAATATCGACTGGAGCGACTTGCCATCGGATGCTCGCAACGGCGCGTTGAAACTGTTTCAGGGCAAGCTCGATTCCGTCATTCATGGTGCTGATGTCCCGCTCGCCGCGCGCAAGGGGCTGGATGATATCGACAAGTGGTACGGCAAGGTCATGCCGATCTGGAACGACAAGCGTATCCAGGCGGTCGTCGACGGCATACGGAACGGCCAGCCGGCCGACCCCAAAGAACTCGTAGAGATGATGATCAAGGAGGGCAATACCGATTTCAACAACAAGCTTCGCCGCATGCTAGGCCCTAATTTATGGTCCGGAATCAAGGGCGCATATTCCGAGAATCTAATTCGCAAGAATCGCGACCTGTGGGGCAATGTAAATGGTACGTCGTTCGCGCGTGACGTTCTGGAGGATTATAATTCCGGGCTTCTCAAATCGATTCACGGCGAAGAAGGCGCTGAAAAGTTGCGCCGTCAAGCCCAATATGCATCTCTGCTCGACGGCAAGATGCCAATTCCCACTCGCACAGGCGACACGACGCTTGATGTCATCGAACGCGCCCGGCAGACCCAGATAGCAATCGAGAAGGAAGCCGAGAAAAACCCGATCGGCTTGCTCAAGGATGAACTCAAACGGCTTTCTCAGCAAGAGCGGCAACTGGAAGGCGCAGAGCGACGCGCGACCCAGCGCGATCCGTTCAAATTCCTGATTGACAAGTCTGTAGGTGCTTCTAAAGCGGCCGACAAGATCGCATCAAGCGAAGACCTGATCATCGCATATGCAGCCCGAGTTGGAGAAAACTCCCCTGAGTGGGAAGCGATGAAGCAATTCATTGCCAAGCGTATTTTTACCGACACAGTTGAACCGAAGGATCGACTCAAAAAGATTTCTCCCGAAGTCAGCGAACTGGTGTTGCGAACGAAGTTGGCTGATGCGCAGCGCTTGGCCAAAGACATGGAATTCCTGAAGCCTCGCACCGATGCGGGCTCCGGTACATCCATTCTGGCTACATCAAAAGTTACACATCCTTTTGGAAGTGGAGTTATCGGAAAGACTTCTCAAGCCGCATTAAAGCCGATCGGTGGCGGCCCCGTAGCTCGCGGTTTCTTGGATAGTTACTATGACCTCCTGGCTAAGCTGATGGAATCGCCGTCGACCATGCGATGGGTCATGAAAGGGTTGGAAGGCAACCCGCAATCCCGCGAAATCGTCAAAGCGCAGATTCAGCGCTGGATGCAAAAGGCTGGCCCCCTTGGGGCGGCGGTCGGCGAAAGCCAGTATCAGGCTGGCTCGGAAGGGCTCCCGCCGTCCCAGGAAAATTCGGAAGGTGGTAACCAGATACCTCAAGGCGGCCCAGCACCGCACGCCCAGTTGCAGGGGCCGCCCGGCGCGGTGCTGTCGGATGAGAGTCCTGATCCCGTTCGTCCCGGCGCGCAGTACGCCTCAAATGAACCGGCGAAACCCGAGAGCGCTCTGCCGCAAGAACCGTCCAATTTCCTAGCTGACGCCGATCCGGCTCAGCAGGCGCAGCAAGCCCGCGAGGTCGCGGCACAGCGGCAGCGCCAGGCTGTCCAGCCCGCCGAGGGACGCCAGGAAGGCGCGTTCACCGACGCGCTGTTCGACGCGCTCATTCCTGGCCGTGCCGCTGTCCGGTCGCTGACGCAGGGCGAGTATGGAAAGGCTGCCGTAGAGGCCGGCGCGTCCGCGATGCCTTACGCAGGAAAAGCGCTTGGCGCCGCGGTTCAAGCTGCTCCGATGCTGACCAAGGCCGTTGCCGCTTCCACCGCCGCCTTGACATCGTTGTTCATGGATACGTCGGAAGGCGCTTCCAAGCTCTCGCCCGAAGACCAGTCACGCATCCGGATGATGCAAGAAAAGTCCAAGCAGGAACAGCAGAACCGGGCCAAGGATGCTGAGCTGCGGAAGAAGGAAGCCGACGAAAAGGCGGATCGCGACGCCAAAGCCGCTCAAGCCGCGGCGCAGACTCAGGCCGATTTGCAGGCAAAACTTGCCCAGATCGAGGCAGACAAGCAGCGCGAACAAGCGCGGATCGAGGAGGAGCACAAGGCAGCCGAGCAGCGCGCAGCGGAAGAGACAATCAAAGCGAATGCGGCCGAGAACAAGCGTATGGCCGAGCGGCCTTTCCGGGAGAAACATCCGGACGCGGATTTGGGCATGTTCATGGGCGGCATTGCCGCTGCTGCGATCCTTCCTGGCGCCACCCAGGCTTACAGGCAGTGGGCGTTTAACACCTACTTGAAGGATTGGGAAAAATTGGATGCGGTTGCGACGCAAGCACTAAAAACCGGTACGCGCGAAGAGCAGCGATTGGCTATCAATCGACTGACGGCCGCAGCCGGCGAGTTGGCGAAGCGCGAAGGAAAACTGGAAAAGTACCCGTGGCTTACGCAATTGGCAGCGCCTACCATCGCGGCGGAAATGAGCATGTTGCCGGCCGAGATTGATATAAGGCAGCCTTACGGAACCAAGGCTCACGAATCCGCGGTCGATTATTACACTGATCCTGCGACCTATGCCGGATTGGGACTTGTCGCCGGAGGCGGTTTCGGACTCGGTCATTATTCGCGCGAAGCAGCTGAGGGGCTTCTTCCAAAAAGCAAAATACCGACCGGTACGGCCGGCACAGTCAAGACGTTCGAGGAGCGTAACACGGCTGAAGCAATCGCAGCAGAAGCTGCGGCCAAGAAGAAGGCTGAATCTGTCGCGAAGCGCAAAGCAACGCTTGAAGCGAAAAAGAAGGCCGAAGCCAAAGCGGAAAAGAAGGAAGAGGAGCCGCGCAAGGCCAAGGTACCGCGCGGCGGCTCTAAGATTTACGGACTGAGGGACGAATGAGCGCCAAGGAGAAGATCGAGGAGCTCGCGCTGCGCGTCGCCCAAGATGCACTGGATCCGAGCGCGACCCCCGAGGACCGCCGCGAGGCGTTGAAAATACTCAATCCGCACTATACGATGCTGTTGAAATCTAAAGTAAAGGATGACTTGCCCGCCGAAGGCGGGTTCGACTTTGATCGATTCAACCAGGAGAACCGCGATGGTCGACCCGGAAATATACGACGAGTTGCGTCCTGATCCGAAGCAGCCTCCTGTCATGCTTGAACCGTGGCAGTGGGAGATTTGGCAACCGCTATTGGACCGCCTGAAGAAGGAAAAACGCGATGAGCGACCCGGCACGAAAGTGGGAAGTCATTCAGGACGAGCCTGAAGAGACGGATGCTCCTTTGACAAAGGCTCAGGAGCGACAAGACGCCGCACCTCCTGGGCTCGATCTCCTGTTGCTGAGCTTGAAGACGCTGTCTCAGCGCACGCTCTCTGCCATCGCCAATCTCTTCACCCTGGTGACCATGACAGGCACGTGGTGGCTGTGGTACAAGACGCCGGACCCCAACCCGACCCAGATCGTGAGCCTGTCGATCTTCGCCGCGTTCGTGCTTGCGGCCAACTGGCTGGTGAGGCGGAAATGATGAAGTGCCTGTCTGTTTTTGCGTGCCTGCTGCTGGCTGGAATCAGCCCGCTTCGAGCGCAAAGCAATGTGCGTCTTGCGCCCCCAAATCTTGGGCTCCAGAGCCAAACTTGCGGCTCGGCCGTATCGAGTTGCGTCTTGAAGGCCAGCAACGGCTTCTTGCTGGGGGTTTACGCCGAATGCACGGCGGCCTGTTGGATCATGATATTCAACTCGACGACCGCGCCGGCCAACGGATCGACGACGGCGGGCGACGGAAGCGGGGCGTCCGGTAACCTGGTCGATTGCGTCGACGTGGCGGCGGGTTCGTCCCGATCCCTCACTTATCCGAATTACCCCGTATGGTATTCGGTCGGAATCACGGTTGCCATCAGCTCGACCGCATGCGCTACGCTGACCCTTTCAACGGTCGGTTTTGTGCGAGGGACTTATCAATGATCTGGAGAATCCTCGCATTCATGCTGCTTGCCCACGCTGCTTGGGCACAGCAGATATCGGGCGGCGCTGGGGGCGGCTCATCTTCTTCTCTCGTGATCGGCGCCACGACAATCACGGGCGGGGCCACGACGCAGGTGCTATTCAACCTGGGAGGCGTCCTCAGCTCGGACAGCGGCCTTACTTATGCAGGCAGCGGCGGGGCTCTGACGCTCAGCGGCGCGGCGCTAGGGGCAACAGCCGCCTTCACGATAAATCCCGCAAGCGCCAGCGGAAACCTGGCGGTATTTCAGGTTAATGGCACGAACGAGTTTACTATCAGCGCCGGAGGCGTTATTCAGCCCGCGACGCGCATGATTTCACCAGATATTCGAACCTCATCGAACAACAGCTACATGTCCACGAGTGGATATTCTGCTAAATCGACAGGCACGTACCAGTGGACAGCGAGCGCGGATGCCACTGCGGCACCGGATACGGTGCTTTCGAGGAATGCCGCGGGAGTAGCCCAAATCGGGACCACGGCTGCTAATGCTCTGGGCAGCCTTCTCTTGACGAACATAACGGCGAGCGGGGCCAACGTAAATTTCAGCGGCATAAACGCCACTACCGAAACCGACATGTTGTGCTTCAATACCAGCACCGGACTTGTTACTCATAGCACTGTTGCGCAACAGTGCACCGTGTCGGATGTAACAAAGAAGCGTGATATTGTTCCGATTGATCCGCATTACGCGCTGGACGTCGCACTCGGCATGGACCCGATTTGGTTCCGTTATCGTCCTGAAGCCGACATGGGCGCCGACATCCATGCGGGATTCACGATGCAACGCGTCGCCTCGGTCGAACCTCGCCTGGCGACGGACACTGGCGTGAAATACGGAGAGTTGAGTCCGATCTGGGCTGGGGCCATCCAGGCGCTCAAGAACGAGATTGACGACCTGAGAGGCAAGTTGCGGTGAAATGCGATGATATCTCGTCGTCGACTACTCATCTCGGCAGCGGTGTTGACCTGCCCTTTTCGCGCGGCTGCGCAAATAGTAGGCGGTGGAGGCGCTACGCCGGTAACTTGGTATGCCGATAGCGTCGCAGGCAGTGATTCCAATCCGGGCACGTCTCAAGCCCTTCCATTTCAAACGTTGGCGGCCGTGAAGACGGCTATCGCGGCAAATCCAACTCACACCAGCGTTGCCCTCAAGTGCGGATCTTCGTTTCGCGAAGAAATCAGCACCGCGACTTCGATTGTTTCCTACGGCTCCGGCGCAGCCCCAATCATCGATGGCGCCAATGTCGTCACAGGCTGGACGCTGACCGCCGGACAGACCACGGTGTGGCAGCAGAGCGTGACGATCGACGTAGTGGACATCAGCCGCTTGACTGCATACCAAAATGGGCTTTTGCTGCTGCGAGTCGCCAACGTGGCTACGTGCGCCTCGACCCCCGGATCGTTCGTCGACCCCGGTGAACCGTTATCGAGCCCCGTCACGGTGCAAATCAATCCTGGCGGCGCTAATAATCCCAACACCGATGGCAACACCTACGAAGTATCCGTCCGCGAGTACGGAATTCAGTGCAGCGGCGATGATTCTGTTGTTATCGGAATCAACACCAAGCGTCAGTTAATCAACAATGGCTCCTGCATTCTTATAGGCTTGGGCCAGACGATAATAAACGTGCTGGCACAGGATGGCACCAAGCACAACCTATGGACTGGAAACGGATCAAATGTTGTAGATAGCATTTGTTGCCGTTGGGATGCGCCAACCTCGGTTGAACCCGTCAATAATCCGATCATTTCCTACGCAAACTCGCCGGAGACTCTCTCTGGCAACACGATCAGCCTTACTCGCGTTGGCGTGTTTTCGGATGTGGGATACGTCTCAAATTCTGCGGCCTATTATGACCACGACGACTTGATGACGCTATTGACTAATTTTAATGCTCAGCAAGTATGGATCGGCGGGTGCAACGGGATCGGTCCCATCGCAAAGAACGTGACGGTCAATGGCTATTTCGCGACGCTCAGCTCTGAATTTGGAGTTGGCGCAACCGCCGATAATGGGGCGCTGAATTACATCCAGGTGAACGACACTGTTTTTGCGAATACCAATCAGGATTTTTCTTTTGCCCCCGCATCCGCTGGCGGTCCGATCGTGCTCAGCCATTCCGTCCTGTACGACGATGGATCGAACAACGCCTGCATCAACTTCAACAGCACGTTGAACAAGGTTAAATTGTCGTTTCTGAATTGGGTATTCTACCACGCCGCAAACCGCCGGACCTTCTTCGATTCGACCGGCTGGACCTCGGGCTCGCTTACTCTCAAGTATTGCATCTTCATGCACTCGACGGGCGGCAACATGCTCGTCATTCCGACCACAGTTCCGTATGTCGGCGATTACAATGTGTTCGTTGGGGCCACGGCTACGAGCCTGAGCCTGACCTACAACGGGACGACCTACACGACGCTCGCGACGTGGCAGGCGGCGACCGGGCAGGACATGCATTCGATCGCGCTGGGAGCCTCCGATGTGGCGGCGCTGTTCTCGGGCACCGTGGCGAACGGGGACTTCCGGCTTGGCAGCACAGGTGCGGGCGCGCAGGCTGCGGCAATCGGCGCCGGACCTCAGTTCCATTGGGATTGGGTGGCAAAGGCTGTGGCCTCCGGGCCGCCGAGCCGATGGCCGACGCCGCCTCTCACGCTCGCTAACGCGCAGACCTACATTCAAAACCCTTCAGCATGGAGTTTCTGATGACCATCTCTCTCGCCCCGAACGTCTGGAATATCCGCTACAGCCCGAAGATGCCGCTGCATCCGGCGGCGCTGGCTGGAGGCGGCTGGACCTTCGCCTTTCCGGTCGCGCCGGCTGGCGCATGCCCGGCACCGGCTACGCAGCCGCCAAACTACAACGTGTCTAACTGTCCGCACGTCGACTATGTGACCACCAACTACAATCGGGCAGTTGTCGGAAAATCGATCACGATGGCTGGGAGTGTCACCGGAAACAATCCGGTTTTCGACTTTCATACCGCTTCCGACAACACCGGCCTTACACCGGCAACCGTTCGCCTGCTCATCGAGACCAGGGGGGACGGGCTTTTAATAAATCCAGAAGGCCGCTGGTGGTCGAATCCGATTTCGTTTCCCTTAGCGCTCGGCGCGTTTTCGATCACGGTGGCACTGACACCCGATCAGTGGTCAGATGTCGATGGACAGTTCGGCACCGCTGACCCGGCGGGATTCGCCTCATCTTTGAAAGATTGCGGACCGCTCGGCATGACGTTCGGCGGCGGTTCATTCTTCGGCCATGGCGTGTATCTGACCGCAGGGTCAGCCAACTTCAACCTTACGGCTTTTGAGATTAATCCATGAGGGCGCCCGATGCGCAGATTCCTTCTTCTGCTCCTAGCCGCTCCAGCTGCGGCTCAGCAGCTCCCGCCGCTCGACCCCGCGACCCAGCTCGGCGTCTGCCAGCAGCAGAAGGCCATCTTCCTTTCCGACAGCGAGCAGGCGCAGACGCTGATGCGACAGCTTGCGGCTGAGGTGGCAGGACTCAAGGCGAAGCTCGCCGATGCCGACCGCCAGCATGAGGCCGATGAAGCCGCGTTGCGCAGCGCAATCGAGGACGCAAAATGACCGTCACCCAGAGCGGACTCGTCACCCCCAACCACGCTGCCATGTGGTCGACGACCGGCGTAATTGTTGATGGTGGCCCGATGCCCACGGGGCGGGTGATTGTTTCCGGCCGCGGGCTCAATTTCAACACGACTGCCGATCAGCCTATTGCAATCCCGCAATACATAACTTCCTTCCGGATCGCCAACATCATCATCACCAATGCTTCGATCAGCCTGACGACGGCGCAAGGCGGGTTCTACCCGGCCGCCTCCAAGGGCGGCACGCCGATCGTGGCGAACTCGCAGGCATACTCGGCGCTGACGACGCCGGCCGGGCTGATGACTGCCACGCTGGCGTCATTTGGATCCGGCACGCGGTTTTCGTCGGCGAATCTCGGGACGATCGGCGGCCTCCTTGCGATCTGGTTTTCGCTTTCAGTTGCTCAAGGTGCGGCGGCGACTGCGGACATCTACTTCGTAATTGATAATTTGAGTTGAGCGCATGAAAAAAATTATCGCACTCCTGTTCGCTCTTGGTACTTCTCCGGCGTCAGCACAACAACCGGTTGTGCAGTCAGGTTTTGTAACTCCTGGTCACGGCGTTAATTGGATCACCAACGGCGTGGTCGGCGACAGCGGCGCCCCGAGCGGCGGCGTCGGCCTGGTCGGCAGCTTCGTCATCAACGACATGCTGTGCGCCAGCGCGACCGGCACAAGCATCTCGGTCATCGACTGCGGGTTCTCAGCGACCGGGACCAACAATTGGGTCGGACTGCAAAATCTGAACGGAGGCGCAACAGCGCCCACGCGGCCAGCGAACGATTCCACGACCAACGTCGCCACCACCGCCTTCGTCCAGAATTTTGGTGCCGCGCCCGCCAACGTGATGAACTTCGGCGCGAAGTGCGATGGCTCGACCGACGACACGACCGCCATCCAGACCGTCCTGAACACCTATAAGTACGTCCTGATCCCAGGGGTGTGCAAGGTTTCGACCGTGACGGTAGGTTCTGCCTTTCTAGGGCAAACGCTTGTCGGTTCCGGTAGCGGCGTATCTTTTCTAACTTCTTCGTCCACCACGGCGGACATTATACAGGTAGCGGCCACAAGCTACGGAGTTATAATCAGGGATTTTGGTATCAAGCGCTCAGTTACGGCTTCGGCAGGCTGCGGAATCCACTATTTAGGTTATGTGGACGTGCCAGAAATCGTCAACATGGAGATTCAGCAGCAATACGTTGGACTCTGCCTGTCCAGCACTGGTTACGGAATTCTTAGAAACAGTTTTATTCACAATAATATCAGCGACAACTGGACAATTAGCAATCCGACTATAAACAATCAGTATCAGTGGTATCTCGACACGGTTCTCGGCGAGAGCAGCGGGGGCCGGTGTTCTACGGTGACTGCGCCACCGACTGCGGCTTTAGGCGCCACTGTAACCATGGGGACGTGGACTAACGTCTTCTGTTTTGCAAATACGGGAAAAGGTAATGCCTTCCTAGGTAATTCTTCAGTTGGAATTTACGGAGTTAGAATTATTGGTGGGTTTCACGGGACGGATGGAGACGTCGAAGATTATTTCGACACCTATTCCGGGGGAATCCAAATTAATGGATTGTTTACGGAGCAAACGGCTTCTAATAGTTGCATCCAATTTACTTCCAATGTGTCCGACGCGACGCTGACTGGTGTAGTCGCCCGTAGTTGTTCAGCGGCTGGGATCGCCAGTGCCGCTACGACAATGTTGAACCTTACTGGCGGGGCGCTGATCACGAACGGTACCTACGGCTTGGTCAACACGGGCATTGCCAACCTGACAGGCGTCGAGTTCAACGCAAATACGGCGGGAACCGTCAGCAACTCCGGCACCTTCACCGGCCGCAGCAATTCTCCGGCAAGCGTCGACACGCTTCTCGGTCTCGCTCAAGGCGGGACGAACGCCAACCTCTCCGCGACCGGCGGCACATCCCAGGTTCTCAAGCAGGTTTCGACCGGAGCCGCGGTCACAGTCGGCCAGCTTCAGTGTACCGATCTCTCGACCGCTGGTACCGCCTGCACGGCCAACACGGGGACTTCTGGCGCCAACGTGCCCTTGCTCAACGGCAATAACACGAACAGCGGCCTGAACACATTTTCCGGACAGATCGTCTCGACTTTCGGTACTCCCACGATCGCTTCGGGCGCGTGCGGAACTGGAACGAACGGGAGCATTTCCGGCACCAACCAGTCAGGAAGCATCACAATTGGAGCTTCGGCAACAACGACCTGTACTATTTCATTTTCTACGACTATAACAGCTCCAGGGGCGTGCTTGATCTTTCCTGGCAACGCGGCTGCTGCCGCGACCGGAACGACGGTGGCACGTGTCGGAACGCCCTCGGCAACAGCGTGGGTCGTTACTGGGTCCGCACTGGCGAACACCGTATATAGTTACATCTGTCTGTAAGGATCGCGGCATCGTTTTTATGTGGATCATTTGCCTCTCAAGGAGCTGACAAAAAGGACAAACAGAAATGAACCCGAATACCTGGATCAGTTTTTTGACTACCACGATCGGCGCTGCTGCTACGGCTTCGGCGACAGATGGATTGATCACTGGAAACGCGGCTCAAACAATCATTAGCGTGGCGGGCATAGCGGTTCCCTATCTCTGGGGCCTGTTCATCCACCGGGACAGCAGGGTCGTCCAGACGGCATCAGTCGTTCCCGGCGTCGAGCCGATCAGAATCTCGCCGGAGGCGTCGCCTCAGTTGCTGGCGCTCGCCGCCGATCGCAGTATTCCGACCGTGCAGCCGGTCGGGCCTCCCTTCGCACCTTCCACCGGTGCCTCACAACAGCAAAGGCGGTAAAAAATGAACTGGACAGCTCTGCTTCTCGTCGCCACGAAATACCTTCCTGCGCTGATCAACATGATTCAGCAGGACGCGCCAACCGTGCAGGCGTTCATCAAGGACATCGAAGCCGCACTGCAAGCCAGTCCGACTCCAGTCGCGCTGCCTGATCTTGGGGCGCAGCTTGGGCAGCTCCTGGCCAACGTAAAGGCTGGGAACATGAACGTCGCCGGGCCGCCGAAGTTCACCTCATGAAGTACCGCAAAAAGCCTGTCGTTATTGAAGCGTTTCAATGGCGCCCGCTATCTTCTGATGCGGCGGACAAAGCTGTTCCCGATTGGCTTGTCATGAGCGAATACGATCTCGGCCCCGGAAATTCCCTGTTTATAAAAACGCTGGAGGGCACGATGAGAGCCGACCCTGACGATTGGATCATCAAGGGGGTCAAGGGTGAAATATACCCCTGCAAGCCGGACATCTTCGCGGCGACTTACGAGCCAGCTTCATGAACCTCGATCCCACGCAAATCATGCTTCTCGCCCTTCTCGTGAGCATGGGCGCGGACAAGCTGTTCGTGGGATATCTGATCAGCCTGTTGGCGAGGAGCAGCCGTGCGCAACCCGTCAGCCCTCCTGTTGCTATCCCTCCCGCTGGGCCTGTTCCAGTCTCTCCTGGTCCTGTCGCTGTTCAACCGCCCGTCGGTCCCGCTCCCGCGGCCCCACCCGCCGTCATACCTCCAGTCGTTGTTCTCCCCGCCCCACCACTCCCGCCCCCCGTGGTTGTCCCGCCAGCACCCATCCCATCCCCCGCTGCCGGCCTTCCTCGATTTACCAACATCACCACATCCAGCTTCGCAGGGGTCGGAGACAGCGAAGTCTCAAAAGAGTCCGCCTACTATCCAGAGCACTACCCCAACAAGTACATCGAAAGCGACAACCCCGGCGCAGCCCTCCCCTACCACTTCCCCGGAACTCCCCCGGTCATCCGCGTCTTCTTCCGCGGCAAGACCGTCGACTGTCCCATCGTCGATGTCGGGCCGTGGAATACCCACGACCCCTATTGGGATCACGGTGCCCGTCCCCAGGCCGAGAGCGGAACCGACACGACTGGCAGGAGAACCAACCATGCCGGACTCGATCTCACACCAGGGGCATGGAGCGCGCTCGGCAAGACCGGCAACCTCGACGACATCACGGACGTCACGTCATGGGACTTCGTGTCTGTGCTCGACAAAGGCAATCCGCCATCACCAGCTACAGCGCAGCCATCGGCGCCGTTAAGCGGCGGGACCATCCTCCAGAAGAACGTGTGGCCGTCTCAATCGCAGGCCACGTCCTTCTTCGGCAATCCAGCTTCGGCGGGATGGGAGACGGCGAATCTCGTCGAGGTGACCTGCCCGTGGGAATTGACCGTCGAGGGAACCAAGACCGATCGGATCAAGATTCACCGAAAGTGCGCACTGAGTCTCGGGCGCGTGCTTGACTACATCTGGGAGCAATGCGGAAAGTCGCAGGCACTGATCAATGCGTTCGGGTACAACGTCTTCGACGGCTCCTACAACTATCGCCCAATCGCCAACACATCGATATTGAGCGAGCACGCCTACGGCGGCGCGCTCGACTTCAACGCGGCGGCAAATCCGCAGCACGCGACAGCGTCACAAACCAAGTTCAAGGAAGACAGCCTGATTGTCCAAGCGTTCAAGGGCGAAAGCTGGACGTGGGGCGGCGACTGGTCGCCGGCCTACAGAGACGCGATGCACTTTCAAGCCCTCAAAGCGTAGGAGAAATACACATGACTGTAAAAACCATCACCCGCCCAGACGGGCGCACCGCGCGCTTCGGCCGCAGGAAGCCAGCAGCCCTACGAGAGATCGCCAAGCTCTCGTCCTTCGCCGCGACGCTTCCGACGCCACCGCCGTCTACCAATTATGCGGCGAAGGCAGCGTCCGTGCTCTCGCAGATGTACGAGAATGATCAGCTGGGCGACTGCGTGCCTGCCGGGCTCGCCCACGTCGACGGAGTGCTTATTTCGAACCAGCCGGCCACGGCTCCAATCCTGACCAACGCGCAGATCAACACGATCTACGAGTCCTGCGGCTACGTTCCCGGCAACCCGAACACCGACAATGGCTGCGAGGTGCTGCAGACGATCGACTGGTGGATGGAAAACCCATTACCGGGCGGCACTAAGCCGGTCGGAGTCCTGTCCGTCGACCCGACGAATCAGAACGAGGTCATGCTGGCGATCTGGCTGTTCGGCAACCTGATCATCGGCATCGACCTCCCTGACGCCTGGATCACGCCATTCCCGTCGGCAAACGGGTTTACCTGGGACGTGGCGGGCGCGCCAGACCCGAACAACGGCCACTGCCCGCCCGGCATCGACTACACCGCCGAGGGCATGGTCATCTCGACCTGGGGCATGACCGGAACCATGACGTGGGCCGCGGTCGCCTACTATCTTGCGGCAGCGCAGGGTGGCGAGGCATACGTCGTCATCAGCCAGGACAGCCTAAATGCTGCCACCGGCCTCGCGCCGGATGGATTCAATTGGTCGCAAATGGTTGCCTACTTTGACAGCATGGGCGGCAATGTGACGCCACCGGTCACCCCGCCGGTCACCCCGCCGGTCACCCCGCCGGTCACCCCGCCCGTAACGCCTCCTGTCACTCCCCCAGGATCAGCGCCGAGCCACGCCGCGCTCGATCAGGCATTGACGGCCCTTGGCCGCGTCATCAACGAAATCCAGAACCCCAACGTGCGCAGCGACGTGCAGAGGGAGTTCCGGGTAGTCAGCAGTCAGGCGGCAGCCTACGAGACTGCGGTTGCGGCTGGCTGGGGAACGACGCCTTCGCCAGCTCCATCCCGGCCACCCCAGCAGGACAATCCGCAGCCGCCTCGACGCCCCGGCGGGGGTGGGCGACGTTAACATGCGCGCGCCCCCCATATTCAAGATACCGGCCTACGTCGTCCTGTGGGTGAACGGCGTCGGCGTCTTCCTGCATCCACACAAGGAGAATCTCATCATGTTGAATCTGACGGTGGGCCACACCGCAACTCTTGGCATCACGTACCTCGACCAGAACGGCAACCCGATGCTCACGGCGCCGGTCCCCGACAGTCCGCCTTCCTGGACAAACAACCCGTCGGCGCCGGGCGTCGACACTTTTACCCCGTCCACCGATGGGACCTCCGCTACCTTGGTTGCGAATTCGGCAGGCAGCGACTCTGTCGGCCTGAGCGTGATCGTCGGCGGCCAGACGTTTCCGGCATCGCTTGCGGTTACGATTAGTGCGGAGGCACAGGTCTTGACCTCCGTCGCGATCACGTCGACCGTGAACTGACACGAAAGAAAGCGCGTAAGCGACCCCGTTGGTTGGGGCCGCTTTTTAACGGAGATGAAAAATGCCGATCGGAATGGTTTTCTGGATGCTCATGATCCTGTGGGTTATCTTCTGGGGATGGACGACTTGGGGACCTGGTACGACGTACGCCTGGGGCGGGAGTCTGCTGTTATTCGTCCTGCTGTTCCTCCTCGGTTGGCACGACTTTGGTTTCGTGGTGCACTGAGCGGCGACGGATGACCTTCGCCGATATAGCTAGCCTTATCACCGCTGTCGCTGCCCTCGGCGGCGTATTCATGGGCTTCCGAAACAGCCGTAAAATTCAGGAAGTTCACCTTTCCATCAACAGCCGAATGGATCAACTTTTATTGGCGACCAAAGAGTCCGCACACGCGGCTGGCGTGAACGAAGAGAAGGCCAAGAACATTCCCGAGCAAACCATTACGGTGCCGGAGCAGACACTCAAGGTCCAATAGTGCCGCAATCCAAACGGCCGTAAAACGCGAAATGTGAAGTGGCTCACACCAGTGACGATCGGCGCGAGGTAGAAGAACAAGCAAGGCGAGGCGCTTACCTCGTCGCAGGACACACGCCAGAGACCCAACTGGCCCTGATCACTCGCGACATGGAGCACCTGATCAAAAAGGTGCACAAAACGGAAGACGAAAATGAAAAGCTCAGGCAGCGCCAGGACGCGCTGGAGAAGGCGTTCGACAATTTGATCGTCCGCGGGACGACTGCCTTCGCCCTGGTAGTGGCCGCTGGAGTGTTTCTAGGATGGTTGGCATCGTTCATCAAGGACGCCCGCAACCTTATTGGGCGTTGACATGGCGCCAAAGGATAGCCGTGTTCTCGATGTGCCTCGGGCTTGGCCTCGCAACCGCGTTCCTCACTTTTCAGGTTTTGGCGTGCCGGTAGCGTCCTGGAGGGCGGCGCGGGCTTTCGCGAGGGCCGTGCGGGCGTCATCGAACACGCTCTGCCCGTCACCGTCTGATGCGTCGGGCACGCACTGGTAATCGGTAATCAGCCGATCCAAGGTCGGGATCATGCTCAAGATTGCCTCCGCCCATGCGGCAAGCTTGATGTCGGTCTGCTTTGCCTTTATTTCCCAATTCTCAGCGATCTCGCGCATGTCGGCGAGTTCGGCGCGGAGGCGGGCGATCTCGGCGTCTGCTATCTTGCGATGTGCGCGCAGATGGGCAAGTTCGTCGTGAAGTCTTTTGTCGGCCCGTTCCTGAGCCCTCTCTTCGTGCGATGGGGACAGTCCAGAAAACCCCATTCCATCCTCAACTTCGTCATGACGGCTCATGTCACCCATCATCCCTCTCCTTGCGTTCCCTGGCGGCGAGAGGCCCACCGGTATCAGCGGTGGGCCTTGCTTCCGCAGCCCGCTATCTGCGAGGTCCTCAACCAAATACCGATTTGATTGCGGCCTCCAGATGCGGATTTGGGGCAACCGCGGGCGCCATGCCGAACTGGCCATTAGGCGCTTGTCCGCCTTCGGCGGGCTGCCTGAACGGGGCGACTGGAGCGGTTTCAGCGGCCGGCGCGGCTTCCTTGGGCGGACGTCCGCGCCGCCTACCCGTTGATGGGGCAGTCGTAGTCGTCGCAAGCACGGGGCCGGACGTAGCCGCAGGATGCGCAGATAAAGGGCTAGCTGTCTCCACAGGTACAGACACGGGTGACGACGCAATATGAGCAGGGGGGGCGCCCAGCGCCAAAGGGGATTGGTCGCCCGTGGACTGCACAGCGACCGCCAAAACACGCGGCTTGTCGCCCCGGCCGACCAGGGCGTCCGTCTTCTTGGCGAGCAGCACCTCGTTGCGCTGCTTGGCGGTCACTTCGTCAATGAAACCCAGCCCGGAGAACGTAAGCGTGCCGATGCCGCCCGGTTCGAACGATACCCTGGTGATCACGTCTCGCGCCGTGAACGCGTGCCCCTTGAACTTGTTGTTGTAAGCCCGCAAATTTTCCAGAGAATTGGGCGGCACCCGCAGCAGAAATTCGACATCGTCGCCGGGAATCAGGAGCGCCAGCTTCTGGTACTTTCCGCATGCGGGGACACCTTTTCCGGTGACCTTGGATGTCGCCGAGCCCCACACCGCCAGCTTGCAGCCGTGGACGCCGGTAGGATCTGCCGCGCAGGAAACAGCTTGCGGCTCGCTGCAGTTGACGCTCGGGGCCACGCCATTGTCCGACCAGCATTTAGGCGGACTGTATGACTGCGCGCCGGGATCGAACGCATGTCCAAAATAAATCTTGGAGGGGTGATCTCCGGCGTCGATAATGACGCAGTCGAGATACGGCACCCCCGTTTTCGGGTCGACGGTCACCACGGGCTCGGTGTCGCCGACCGAGTCGATCAAGGTGAAGCGGCCGCCTTGAATCGACACGTAGGGAGGCGTCCCAGTGCCGAGATTGGCACCCAGGCGATCGGTGAAATCCGGCAGGTTCGAATTTTGGAGGTAAGCGGGTAGTTGCATTTTGGTTGCTCCTTCAGGCCGTTGCGGCCTTGACCGCCCACATGGCGGCGTCTTCGTAATGAGTCTGAGCGAGCGACGCGAGGCGCGCATCCTTCGCTTTCAAAGTCTCGCAGAGGTCGATCAGTTCGGCAGACTTTTGCTTGATCCGGTCGACAACGGTATCCGCACTCGGATTGAACTTAGTGCGGACGCGATCTTCACCAACGCTCATTTTTGCTCTCCTAGTGACAGTTCGGACACTTGTGCACCCATTCGGTGCCGATCTTTCTTACGCGCCATCCGTCGCGCTTAGCCTGGTTCCAAGCCGAATTGAAGTCCGAGGTGGCGGATTCGAAGACCTCGCCGCACTCGTCGCATTCGAAGACGAGGTCGCCATTTTGACGGTCGATCATCCTACGGCTCCAGCCAAAATTTCGCCTGTCTGCTGCCCTCCAGCAACAGACTTATTGGTATCATGCTTATCCGGTTTGAACATGCAACCCCCACAGGTTGATCAGTCATGATGGCTTTCCATCGTCGGGTGTTTCCAGGTTCCTTGGTAAATCCCGTCATAGGTCGGGCCTTCGCCATTCGTGCCGATGCCGAGAAGCGAGCGGAAAGCGTTGAACGGGTAAAACCGGCGATTGAACCGGAAGGTGAACTCGTTGAGGTAGGCTTGCAGGTGCTGCGGCTCGACGCGTCCGTGATGCGTGCCTTGCAGCCAAGCCTTCAGGTTCGAAAATACAAGGTGAATGATCGGCAGGTATTCCTCAGCAACCGCCGGATCACTGGCCTCGACCACGGGCAGGTGCGCGTAGCCGCGCTTATCGAGCGAGTTATAGCCGGCCCATGCGTCCGTGATGACCATCGCGCCGGGCTCAACCGCTTGTTCAACAAATCCGCACAACGACTTAGCGGTGCGGTCGGCTACGATTTCCAGTCTCAGTCGGCCAGCATACCTGCCTCCCCGTCGCGCGGGCTTGTCGCCCTTCTTGGGCGGACGCTGGCGGACCTCAACAGCGCCCATCACAAGCGTTTTTTCGTCGGCGTGAACGCCTTTGCCTTCGCCGCGCGTCACCCCGCCGATATAGGTTTCGTCGATTTCGACGTGATCATTACGACTAAGGTTGCCGCCGATGCGGTCGCGGCCGGGGCGCACCATGCCAGCCCGCAGTTTGTGCAAAAGCTGGAACGCGGTCTCATATCTGGTAAGCCCAAGCTGGCGCTGGAATTGAACCGCCGACAGCCCCGGCGTCATGCTCGATACGAGATAAGCCGCCCAAAACCACACGGTCAGGGGCGTGTGTGTCATTTGCATCACAGTATCGACCGTCAGCGAGGTTTGCTTTCGGCAGGCGCGACAGGCCAGGACACCGGGACGCGTGGCGAGCCGGATGGGCTCGCCCTTTTCCTCGCAATGTGGGCAGGTAAAGCCTTTCGGCCATTTGGCGCCTTCAAGGTATCGAGCGCACGCATTGTCGCTGGGAAAAAGTCGCTGAAAATCTCTCAGCGACTTGGGGAACGGCAAGTGTTCCCATTGGAGAACGTCGGCGAAGGGGGGCATGTCACGCCTCATCCATCTTTTTCATGTGAACGTTCAAGCAAGTCCGGCAGCATTGCCACTCCCGACAAATCGGGCATTCAATTTTGTCTTTTGGAAGTGGGTTGCTGCAAGTATAGCAATGCGTTTGCATGGCCGCTATTTCGTGATCTATCTGGGAAATTGTTTTCATCGTACATTAAATTATTCGAAAAACTTGCGCATAACATCCCATGCCTCATTGAAGCCGACTATCGAGTCGTCGTGACCTTCCTTCATCTCACAAAGGTGGTCATTCAGGCGCGAGTCAACGGAGCTTTTGAACGCCATCAGCGCAGTCCGCAGTTCTGCCGCGCATTCCTCGTAAACCCGCGCGGTTTCAAGAGTGGCGACATCGGACTTAGCCGCATGACTATTGACGATGCGAAGGGCGTTCGTTCGACCTTGCCAGAACAAAGGCAAATCTCTGAGCGGGATCATGGTCATGCCAGTTGCTCCGATCCGTTCTCAAAACACTCCAAAATTCGGAATTTCTGGTCGCGTAGGGAGGGTTTTCGGTCCTCAACGGTAAAATGGCCAAGTGGCCAGCGAACCGCATATGCGGCAACGCCAATCACCTTGGCCCGGTGCTTTGCTCCGATCACCGCATCTTCCCATGTTTCGAAAGTGGTCATCTGTCTCTCCTTCAAAGGGCAGGATTGCCCAATGACGAAACACTAGCACAGGTGCTTGCATGTGTCAACCGGATAAGCATGATTGGTATAAACTACAGAGCGTTCGCTCATGCCATCACATGACCAGTATAATAAGCAGCTTGAACAACACGCAAACCAAAAGTGCTCCCCAGAAACCAAGAACTATCTCAGCTAACGCGCTTTCCAGATTCATAATCCCGCTCCCAGGGATAACGTTCGGTCCAATGCGCTCATGTCTCAGCCTCCGGCACGAAGCAACGAATGTAGGGTGTTCCGTCAGGTTGCTGTGTCCCGAACCAGACCGTCGCGACGCCAATCGGGTTGGTTCCGGGCACAGTCATAGCCTCGTCAGGCACGCGCACCCAGTCCCAATCAGGGTGAAATGGGTTTGGAATATACCAGCCATCAACGCGATGCTCGTCAGCAGTCGGGTGGCCGTCGGCCATGTCGCAGCAAGCCGGCCCTGACCGCTTTGGGCGCACGCCCTTGAACCACTGCTTTTGCGCGTCATTGAGGCGATATTGATCCCATTCCCCAGCAACATTAACCCACTTCGCATCTGCATTAATGACATAAACGAAGAAAGCTGCCAGAACAGCAACCAGCATCGCTGACCAGAAAAAAACACGTGCCTCGAAGACGAGGTCGCCATTTTGACGGTCGATCATCTGCGGCGATCCGCGTCTGTTCATGAGCGCCTCACATTGACCCGAGTGAACCAGCCAACTTTAAGTCCTGGCGGGGGCTGTCCGTTGTGCTCGTCCATCCATTTCCTGACGGCATCTTTTTGCGGCTGCACCAGCAAAAGGTCTGCGCCGATTTCATTCCAATTTTCGAGCGCAAAGTCAAGCAGCGCCATGCGGCCGACCTGATTTTCTCCCGACGCGTTGGTATAGGCCAGCGCATCGGGGTCGACGCTGACGTTTAATAGATGTGACAGATAAGCCGTTCCCGCATCGGTCGACAAATTTGCCTTGTCGCCGGTTCCGAGCGCATTGAGCATGGCGTGCAGCTCGGCGTCGATCGCCTCCAGGCGCGCCTTGTGAGGCTCAAGCAGTTCGGCGACTCGCTTGTTCGCCTCCTTGATCTTGTCCTGGAGATCGAAGTGCTCGGCGATCAGTTCTTCGGCGGTAGCCTTAATGGGAATCGGTCGCTCGACCCCCGCAACAGGCCCATCGTACTTCCTGCGCAACACGGCTCCACGATTTTTTACATTATGGCGCGTGCAAGCTTCGCACATTCGGTATTCGCGATTGTCCTCAGCATGAAAAACAATATGAGTCGCCACTGCATTGCACGGAATATAGAATCTACTCGATTGGGGCGACGCTTCTTCGCATCGCCCTTCTCCGGCTTCTAGCTTTAGGCTCATAACTCTCCCCTCTGCTCTTCGGCGGCCGGTTTGCCGGCTTACGACATCCGCCTGCACGTTACGCGATGAAACGATTTGACGGCAAGTTTATTTATATGAGGTGAATTATCGGTCGCCCATATAGGTGATTTTTCTAAATCCAACTGCGTGTCAAGAACCAAACGCAATGCTTTTACCGCGTCTCTTTCCGTCATGGCCGCAGATGTTGTGATCTCAATCACAACCTTATTTTTCTTTCTGAGAGAATTCATAACTCGCCCCTTCTCACCATGTCGAGCATCAACCCTTGAAGCGACGTCTGGGTTTCCAGTCTCTTGTATATTTCCTGTTCCAGCTTGGTGCTGACGATCTGGACGAGCGTCATCGGGTATTTCTGGCCGGGGCGATTGACGCGCTTGTTTCCCTGCAAATAAAGCTCGTTTTTATCGGTAGGCGAAGCCCAGATCACGGTGTCGGCAACCAGGGCGAATTCGTTAATTCCGTGCGCCGTGGTCTGGGGATCCGCAAGGACGCATTTAACGTCCGGGTCGCATTCGAACCTCCTGATATTTTCCGAGCGGTCTTTTGGCGAGACCTCGCCATTTAATACAACGAGATTCCAACGCTTGCTTAATCGTTTGTAAAGGAGGTTTAGAACATTTGTCAAGTTAACAAATATCACGACCTTACGATTTGTTCCTTCAATTACGTCCTCGATCTCGCGCAGCCGCGGCTCGGCATCGATTAAATGGGATTTGTGTCCTTCGTCATAAATGGCGCCTTGAATTATTTGAAGGAATTTGGTCCTTTTGGCTGCTTCGTTGATTGCGTCGATCTGCTTGCCGCCGTTCAGCGTAACGGCGAGATCGCGCTTGAGTTCCTCCAGCTTCCTTTTTTGATCGGGCGTCAGCTCTACATGCCGTTGCTGAGTCGTGATCGGCGGGCCGTCCCACACGCTGGCGATGTCGAACCGGATCGACGGAGACAGCAACGCTCGCGCGCGCTCGTAACCGTCCCGCCGCGGATACCACTTGAATTGCGAGACCTGACTCATGGTTTCCATGCGGAAGTCTCGGAATGACTTGTTATGCGAATTATTTACAAGTTTGGCCAAACCGTAAGCGTCTGTCGGTGCGTTTGGCGTCGGCGTGCCGGTGAGGAGCCATAGGTGTTCGCGACGTCCAATGACCTGGCGGGCAATTCGGTGTCGTTTAGTTGTAGCATCTCGGTAACCGCTTGCTTCATCAACAATGGCAATCTTGATATCTGCCCGTCCGGCCAGACACCTTGAGAACCCATCAAGCTCGAATTTTTTACGGGTATGCGCCCCGATCCCAACGCCGTCGAAGTTGATAATGAGAAAGTCAGCTTTCGAAGTCTCAAGGAGTCGCATTCGCTTCTCGGCCGATCCATAGAGTATCTCCGCTGTTCGCTTGCCGAAGAAATTGGAGAAGATCGCGGCGGCCCAGACGCGCTCTAGGATAGAAAGTGGTGCCACAATAAGAGCGCGAGCACCAGGATTTTGGCGCATAAGGTAATCAGCCGCCCATAATGTAGCGAGCGTCTTACCGACTCCCATGTCGCTGAGTACAAAACTTCGAGGGTGGAGCACGAGGAAGTTTGCGGTAATTCGCTGGCTTTCGTAGGGTCTGATTCCGGGAGCGCAGGGCCAGTCATAGTTTTTCTCCGTAATGACGGGAATTACCGGATACTGCAAATATCTAAGCGTCTGGCTGTTTTTCAACGTCGCCGGCACCGCTACGTACGAGCGGTAACTTCCATTGACGCCATATTCACTGACCGCCTTTGCTTCCGGCAAACTCTGCAACAGCTGCGCGACGTGCAAAGGGGATAACGTCTCGTATACTAGCAAGTTGCGCGGCTGGTCGAAGAAAAAGTTCATTTGTCGTCGTCAATAAAACGAATTTTAGGGAGCGTGATAGGTTTTTTTCTGCGAGTGCCCATCTTAGAACGCATAAAAATTTCTTGTAGCGGGCGCTCGCTTTCCGGCTTGGACGGCCGCTTAAAACCAACGGTTTTAGTAACGGGGTACAAAGCCGACCGGATCCGTTGCGCTGAGCGGGCACGCTGCTTACGTATATTTTCCCTTAATTTTTTCCAGGACATTAGTTCACCTGTGCGTTTTGCGCCTTGATCCAAGCGGTCAGCTCGGCAATCACCTTGTCCGCCGTTCCCCAAAACGCTATTCCGCCTGCAGCCGCGACCTCTTTCATCCGCCGCTTTTGCGTTGCGGTTGCACCCTTCCCGTGGCGCTTGACCTCGATCGAAACGAACTTGCCATCCAAGCAGGCAAGGATATCCGGGACGCCCGACTTGCCGTAGCCGAACGTCATTGGTTTGACGTACCAGCAATTGGGCAGCGAATCGAGGTAGCGCCAGATGTCCTGTTTTTCCCACGCTTCAGGGGTTCTCAATGCCAGCACTCCAGCACGAAAAGCTCTTCCGGTCCGTACAATTCGTCAAGCAACGCATCGCGCTCCTGCTGTGTCATTTTATAATTTTCACGCAGGTGCCATTTCTTGGCGTAACGACTGAGCATGTTTCGCTTCAATCCTAACGTCGAATTTGCATCGACGGTTTCTTGATCGGCAGCCACGAAATTACCTCTTCTTATTGTGTTCACAGTGTTTGACGTCGCAAAATCCGCAGAGAGGACTAGGTCGTTTCTCAAACTGCCCCGTTTGCCGATCGCGCTCGATCCGCTTGACGATTCCCGTTACCTTGGTCCATGCGTGGCGCGTGTCGGAAAGGTCATACATCTCGCCGAGGCGGTTTTCCTTCAACCAAGTGTAAGTACCCTTGATCTTCGTCAGGTGCGGGTTGGCAGCGTGCAGCATGAGCGCGCCGACATCAAGTTCGAACCGGTCTTCGTAATTGGAGTTTCCAGTCTTCCAGTCGTTGATGTAAGCCCTGTTAAATCCGTTCAGCACGACAACGTCCAATTTTCCCCTTAACCAAACATTGGCGTTATCGAAAAAATCGCAACATTCACCCTTAACCGTTATTCCTAATTTCAACTCGGTCGACAGCGCTTGGCGAGACACTGTTTTATCCCGCGTGTCGTCGTGAAAGCCGTCGAACGGCGCAGCGAACGGCTCCCATTGCGCAAAGTCGGGATGCAGCGGCTTCTTGTGCGCGATCCGGTGCTCCATCGCCTCGTGCACCTTGGTGCCGTAACGCATCGCCTCGGTCTCGACGAAGGGCGTACTCTTCTTGATGTAGCGGTGAAAAAACTGGTGCGGGCATACGTTATCGTAACAGTTCAAGTTCGTGTACGAATACACGAGCCGCGTGCGGTCGAGGATGGCAGGGATGGGGCCGGGATCGTGGTTCATGCTGATTCCTTACTGTCCGCCAACCATTGATGCTCACCTTTTATCGCGACACATTCAGGCGCGTGCTTGACGCTATGTTTGTATGGGATTCCGTAACGAGTTTCTTTTATCGTCGGGTAAACCCATCTATAAATGCCGCACACGCGACAACGATAAATAAAAGGGCGTTTGTCGAGCACCGATTGTCGCAAATCCTCTTCCACCGAAAACCAACGATGCCTCATTTCGAATACCTCACTCCCAGTGATGCTTCGGCGTCAAGAGGAATGTTAGGGAGCCATACCGGTGCCCGGCACATTTCCAACCGACACAGCTCCAATGTCTCTTCCGCCTTCGAGTTGTCAGGAATCAACAGCAGGAGTTCGTCGTAGGGCCAATTCAAGCTCCTGATCCCGTACTGGCGCTTGATCCGGATCATGGCCTGGCTGACGTGCACGCGCGACACGAATTCCATTATGTTCTGGCACAACTTGGAAGGCCACATCTTTTTCCAGCCGCGCTTGACTTTCATCCGCCAGTAGCCGTTGCGCTCGAAGTCGCGGCAGTCCTCGTCGGGACCGGGCCGATGGAATTCGAGGGTATCGTACAGCATGGCTTGGCCCGACGGAAGAATTAACTTGTGGTCCTTCACCAAGAACGGCCCCCATTCCATCGGCGGGCCGCCTGCGAGGCGCGAAATGATCCTTCCGCACTGCGCCCAGTACCCCGTGTTAGGAGCGCAAACAGCCGGATGACTGTCACGGAAAATTGTCACGAAGCGGTCGGCTTCTTCCAGGCTCATGTCGACCGGAGGACCATAAAGTCCCGCTTTCGCAGTTTTCTGAAATTGCTTGGCGGCTGCACCATAGATACAATTATGTACAATAAAAAAACCGGCAGCAGTCACAACGGTGAATCTGTTCCTCGGCCCGCTGCAAACGAGATCGTAAGTCGGCAAGCTCCTTCTCCAGATCGCGAAGTCGTCTCCGGTTAGCTGTCTGAGATTCATAGCCTGTGACGGTAAGTTCGCCGAACCGGTTTCCAACGCTAGGGACAGGATGCTTCCTCTTACTCGTGAAGCGGGTTGCCACGTACTCCCGCACAATACAAGGTGGTCCGGAGTCATGAAAACGCCCTTTCGCTTCACGACGCGCTTTACGCCCTGCGAGATCAAACCCAAGTGCTCGACCCACTCGCAACCGTCCCATAACAGATCATCAGTAGATACTTCAGTTATGGGTTTTATCCCGTTGTTTGTCAACACTAAAGTATTCGGGCCAAGACACATTAAATTCGCTTGTTTCGAGCATCCTCTTTTTTGCTCCATTTCCAGTTTGCGAGGGTCGTCCTTGCCGGGTTTGTAAATTTCTTCGCCGTAAAACTCGCAGGCCAAGGGTATATAGGGATCCTCGCCGCGACGAAGCCGCTCTACCACGTCGTCTTGCCCCGCCAGCTTCATCGCGAACCTGAATTCAACCTGCGAAGCATCGACCGGCCCTAGCAGGTATCCTTCCGGCGCCAAAATCGAACGTCGGATAGCGGAACCACGCTTGAAGTTGAGCCAGTTCGCGCCATCGCCTCCCGTAGGCCGGAGGGTAGCAGCGCCACAGTAGCGCAGATAAACGCACAGAGATCCTCGTTGCGCCATTGTACCCAATGTTTCTGCGCGCGTCTGGAGAAGCGTCGACTTGGCGCCGATGCGGGCTTCGGCAAGCGTCCGGATGCGATCGTCGTCATGTTCGAGCAGCTCCTGCATGAAATCGTCGTTTTTGGCAAACTGCGGAATGTCGCCGTTCTTACCCTGCTTGTATTCGATCTCGACGCCCTCAGCTTCGAGTAGCGCTTGGAATTTAGCGGCAGATTGGACGTCGGCCTCGGTGATTCCGAGAGCCTTCATGCGCTCCTGTTTGGCGAGAGCTTCGGACTCCCAGAGATCCGCAAGCATTTCGGTATCCGCACGCAGGACTGGATCAACGAACATTCGGATTAGAGAGTCAATAACTTCCATCTCCTCCAACGGTATTTTCTTGATCAAACGCGAAAATATCTGCCAGATACTCTCACATTCATCGGCCGCGCCTTCACCAATTTGCTGCTGCACGGCGGCCGACAGCTCAAACCAGTGCTTTCCCTTGAACAAATGGTAGGGCGTGGTCTTCGCGCCAATCCCGTTCAACTTGCGTACGTTGTCGAGGGAAACGGATTCATGAATAGGATAAAGCAGCCGCGCCATCGACATGGTGCAGGCGTACATCTTTGGGCGTACGCCATAATGATGCGCCAAAATCAAACCGTCAAAATTCATATGGTGGCAAATCAGACAAACATCCGACCAATCCTCTTGCGCAAGCACGTGCCGCAGTTGTCGCTCATCGTACCATTTGGCAAGCGTATCAGGCGCCCACTTGATGCCGGCACAGTGAACCTTGAACCAAGGATGGCGTACATACTCCTCGGTCGTGCAAGCGTTTTCGTTATTACGTTTAAGTCTATACTCAACGCCGCGAGAATCCTTCTCGCTGGTGAAAAACGTCTCGGCGTCGAATACTACGAACCTCACAACGGCACCACTTTGTAATTGCTCCACCGGCCCTGCCCGCTCCAAATCTTGATCCCCTGAGCACCCAGGACCTTGTTCATCTGATGGACGTGCACGTTGATGATCGAGACCGACTCGGCGCCGCCGTCCGGGTCGTCCGCATAAACGTGTTCCCTGATCTGATCGCCCGTCACGCCCTCGGGATGCTTGCAGACATAGGCGTAGATGCGGCTCTTTACCGACCGCGCCGAGAACGGATTGTCGGGCGGGATCAGCTGGTGGCAAGTGGGGCAGCAGAACGGTTTCATTTGAACACCTGCGCTTCAAGCTTATCAATTTGCTTCTTAAGCGAGGCGATCTTTTTGACTCGCATCACGTTTGCGCGCTTGACCGCGGCTTCACGAGTACGATGCCAATCCCGCCCTTCGCCGTGATAGCTGCACGCATGCCGATGGCCGGATTTTTTGGTTACCATCGACGGAGCGTTTTCGCTGCAATCGGCTTCGAATTCCTCAATGCCGATCGATAGCGCATATTTGGTTGCGAAGACTTTCATCTAAAACAACTCCAGAGGCCCGCAACGAGCGCGGGGATTGCGGCGAGGGCGAGATGGATCAGGATCCAGGTTCCCATGATATCACCATCCTGCCGCGATGCACGCGAGACAAAAGAACAACGTGATGAAATCTAAGAGAATACTATATTTGTCCGTATCCTTGCGCACAGCGCGTCCGATTTCGGACCCTGCTACAAGGATCGCCAGGGCAATGCCGCGCATCATAACGGCCTCATCAATTTGCGCATCTTGCGCGTGAGCTCGCGACCCTGTCGGATGCGTTCCTGCCGGCGCTTCTCATGGCGCCGTTCCAATTCGAAAAAGATGAACCAGGATACGGAACTGGCGATGAAGGCCAGGGAAGACAGAAATCCGAGAGTGTGAAGGTTCATGGCGTCCCCCTTGGCGCGGCTTTGATCAGCTCAATCAACTTATGAGCCATGAGGATATACGCGGCGCTCTCGGCGCTCCACGCGGCGCTCTTGGCGCTCCTCGCGGCGCTCTCGGCGCTCCTCGCGGCGCTCCACGCGGCGCTCCACGCGGCGCTCCACGCGGCGCTCTCGGCGCTCCTCGCGGCGCTCTCGGCGCTCTCGGCGCTCTCGGCGCTCTCGGCGCTCCTCGCGGCGCTCCTCGCGGCGCTCTCGGCGCTCCTCGCGGCGCTCCACGCGGCGCTCCACGCGGCGCTCCTCGCGGCGCTCTCGGCGCCCGAATCAAGTCCTTTCGCTCGCAGTTCCAATACAGCGGCGCATTTTTTTATTGCATCGGATACAATCGGATGGTTAATACCGGAATTAACTTGGTCGTCGGTCAGCAACCAATGCAGAAATTGCCAACCTACGCGCGACAAGTCAGCGCCGGACTGTACAGCAGACATGAACTGGACAGGCCATTTTTTTGCGAGGTCGTTCGGAAGCCCTTCAAAAATGCAATCCTCCAAATGCGCCAGCATTTGAGGGATACCAAAGCGCTTTTCGTACTCGACATGATTGCCGGAATGGATCGTACAGCCGATCGCACACCCCTTTTCGTATTCCCAATATCTGCCTTTAACCAATTGATCGGCCTTGGCGTGCGCTTCCAGCTGTCTGAGAATGGCGGGCTTGGTGACGGTCGTGTTGACGAATGCGAGCATGGTCATGTCACGCGACCTCGACAAGATGGTCGGGCGGAAAACCGACGGAGTCACCATTCGTAAAATCAATCCGAACGCAAGTCGGCGTTTCGGTTTCCATGGCGTAGACTTCCGCATACTCAAATTCCCAACAATCCGATGTAGCGTAGCGATCGCCTTGCAAGTCTAAGCGATCGCCGACGCTTAATTCGTCGATTCGTTTTGTAGACGGTACCATTTCCCGAACTCCCCTTCGTTTTTACAATTTCAATAATTAATCCGCCAAAACGGCCAAGTCAAGCGAAATTGTAGTGAAAAGTTGGGGCTTGACGCGCGGGCGTGGCCGGGAGGACACTCACCGCCCCGCTCGGTGCCCGTTCCCTTGGGAGGCGCGCGGAAAAGAAAAGCCCCGGCAAAGGGTTGAGGCCTTGCCAGGGTAAAGTGGTTCTAGGGGAGGAACGTGAATCCAGCGACCAAAGCCGCCGACTCTTGTTTTATGCCGGGCGGCGGCAAAATGCAAGAGGAATTTTTTCATGTGTGACTGCATCGAACGCGTTGATAACGACCTTCGAAAATACAACGCTGCGATCGAAACGAACATTTTTGGCACTCCGATAGCCCTTGTACGCCTTTACAAGGTCGACGAGAAAAAACGAGGCAAGCCGCCATTGCTCCAAGCTGCTTTTTGCCCGTTCTGCGGTGAAAAGTACCAGCGGAGCGAATGTAAATGAGCGCGATGCTGGAAGCCGCGTTAAGGTACGCCGCCCTCGGCTGGTCTGTTTTTCCCATCCATTCGATCCGGTTTGACGGCAAGTGCGGTTGCGGCAAAGAAGAATGCTGGAAAAACCCAAAAAACGCCGGAAAACATCCTCGGATCAAGTGGAAGGCCGGCGCGACGTGCGACGTCGAGACGGTGCGCGCGTATTGGACGAAATGGCCCAACGCGGGCATCGGCTGCGCAACGGGCCCGTCCGGCCTGCTGGTCGCGGATGGCGACGCGGCGGAAGGCATTCTGGCGCTGCGCGCGGTGGCTGGGCCCCTGCCTCCCACCGCGCGCAGCCGGACGGCGCGAGGCGTGCACGTCTTCTTTCGGGGGCAGGGAGGCACGCGGTCGGATCCCAATCGGAAGCTCGATACGAGAGGCACGGGCGGATACGTAGTGCTTCCGCCGAGCCCGCACGTCTCGGGGCACATTTACCGGTGGGAGGTCGAGCCGGAAGCCGGGATCGCGGAGGCGCCCGAGACGCTCGTGGCTTGGTCACTGGAAAAGAAGCGCCGCTTCGCCACTGTGCCGGGTACCCAGTTCAGCGAAGCGGCGCCCGCGCCCAGGACAGGCGACGATGACTTTACCACTAAACTTTCAGGCGCGCTAGTCGACTGGCACGAGATCGATCAAGCGCTGCGCACGATCCCGGCCGACTGCAAGATGGACACGTGGATCCGCGTCGGCATGGCGCTGCACGCCACGGGAGACAGCGGCGCGCTGGCGCGGTGGGACCAATGGAGCTCCAAGGGGGGCGACAAGTACCGCGGCCAGACCGAGACGGCGTACAAATGGACGACGTTCAAAGCGGGGGGAGGCGTGGGGCTCGGGACGCTGTTTGCGATCGCAAGGGAGCACGGTTTCAGAAGGGAGGTGATGCAATTTGACGCCGGTGGGAAACACCCCGATGAGACGAGGCCCCCGCTCTTGAACGGAGCGGGGGCCGAAACGCCTCACGGGATGAACGGGCACGCATCCGCACTGCCCGCCAGTTTCCGGGAGACGGCCATCCACTTCCCGGACGTGACCGAAGGGGGGAAGGTCAAGGCGACCTGCCGGAACGTGCGCATCGCCATGCGGCACCTCGGAATCACGGCCGAAGAGGACGAATTTCATGATCGAATGCGAATAGGGGGGCAGCCGCTCGGGCAGTGGGCAGGCGAATTGACCGACAACGCAGTTTTTGCTCTGCGCTCGCTGATCGAGCACGAATACGGGTTCGATCCGCCCACGACCGCGACGTTCGAGGCAGCCGTGCAAGAGTGCATTGCGCGCCGGCACCACCCCATCAAGAATTATTTCGAATCATTGCAATGGGATCGTACGCCCAGGCTTGACACATGGCTGTGCCGCTACCTCGGCGCGGACGATAATCCTTTCAATCGGGCCGTGTCGCGCCTTAGCCTGATAGCCGCGGTCCGGCGCATACTCCAACCGGGGTGTAAATTCGATCAGATCATCGTCCTGGAGGGCGTTGAGGGAAAAGGAAAAAGCTCAGCGATCGAAATCTTGGCGGGAAGCGACAATTTCAGCGACCAATTAATTTTAGGACTCCGCGACAAAGAGCAACAGGAAGTGATCCAAGGCGTGTGGCTGTACGAAATTGCGGATCTCGCGGGCCACGGCCACGCGGAAGTCGAGAAGGTCAAGGCGTTTGCCTCTCGCACCATCGACAGGGCCAGGCCCGCTTATGGGAGAAAGCGCATCGACATCCCAAGGAGGTGCATATTTTTTGGCACAACCAACGATAAGTCCTATCTGAAGTCGCAAACGGGGAATCGACGCTTTTGGCCGGTGGAGTGCCGCCACGTCGATCTGGAGGCGCTACGGCGCGATCGGGATCAGCTGTGGGCCGAAGCCGTGCTCGCGGAGCGGGGCGCGTCCCTGGTGCTCCCGGAGGTGTTGTGGGGGTCCGCCGCGGCGCTCCAGGAAAGCAGGCGGGCGCACGATCCATGGGACGACAAGCTTTCGAACCTGGAGCGGACGACTTGGGCGAAGCTGGTCGAAACGGCAGACGGCGCCGGCGAGTGGCGGGTGCCGTCGCGCACGCTGCTGGACGACGTGCTGGGACTGCCGAGCGACCGACAAAGCGACGTCGCCGCAAAGCGCTTGGCGTACGCGATGCGACGACTTGGCTGGGAATGCAGGCTGTTCAGGATCGAGGGCGTACCCCACAGGGGGTATGTCAAGAGCGCTGATGCTTCCATCGCGGCGAACCCGCCCAGTGGCCAGTCGATCAAAAAATAATTTCTCTGTCGTCCTCTTGTTGCGTAACTAGGTGCCCTAGCTTGTGGTCGGGATCGCCATCTTTTTTCTCCGGTTTTCCAAAGTCGCGCTCGTACTGCACTTCACACACCGCGTCCTTGACGCGCTGCGAGTGCATCAAGCAGTTCGCTATGGCCAGCAGCAGTTCCAGTTGTGCCTTGGTCATGTTCGTTGTCCCTTCATTTGCTGCGTCAAAGATAGCAAAATCCGAAAGCGTTTAATAATCACGAAATATTTCAGCCTGAAATAATCGATCAAAACGGTAACACGGCGTAACGCCGCGGTGTTACCAAAATTTATTAGCGTTTTCAATTTGGTAACATCTGTAACAGGAGTAACACCAATAAGTAAGACTAGTTGGATAATAGGAGTTATTATTAATACATAGGATTATATTCCAGAATCTTACAGGTGTAGGGGAGCGGTGTGACGCGGTGTGCGCGCCGTTACACCATTGAAATCATTGTGGAATAAAAACGAAATCAGTGTTTTGGTTGGCTGTTACGGGTTTCCGCGTCTGCAGGTTGAACTTGGGTAGCTTATTACCTCTTTTGAAACAAAGTTGCGCAAATCTGGGTGCTTTTTGCAACTTTATGTGTTAACATATGCAGTTTTACAATAGGAAAAATCAGGTTTTCCTATAGGTGCTTAGGTGCTACAATACCTTTTTTGCTGAAACGAGCGCAGAAAAAATCCGTTTGACTCCCGTTTTAAATCGTGTTTAATAATTGTTGCGCCAATCAGGGCGCTTTCGGCCCTTCGTGGTGGCCGGGGCAACATGAAAGGGAATGAGGGAAATGAACAAAATAATTAGGGGCGATTGGATGGAAAACGGCTATCGCTCAACTTTGGCCAAGCGGGAGTTGCGCATCACTATCGTGGATGGAAAGGCTTATGATCAGGAAATGTATGCATTTCCGTGCGGTCAACCGCTATTTAATGCGCGCCTTCAGCTAGATGCTTATGGCAACGTATCTGCTTACGGCGCCGTCTGGGAATTCCTGCCGGACGATGGCGAGATAGAGCGTGTTGGCGGTACCAGCTTTTTCTTGGAAGGGCGTCTAAACGGGGGATGATTCGCTAGTCGGTCTCCCGCTTCGGATCATGCAAGGCCGCTAATTCATCGGCCTTTTTCTTTGCTTCACGTTCCTCCGCTTGACGCGTTCCTTGATTCGTGCTTTAATAATTGCGTCGAAACATCTTGGAAGGGGAGTAAGGGAAATGACGCAACACTACAGTGATCCAAGTCGCGAATCAGATAAATGGGCTCTGCCTGACATTGAAGTGTTTCAGCTTACAGCGCGCGAAGTTGCGGAACGGGATGAGGATGCGATTTACGAATACATGAAAGACCCTAGGTTCAAGCTTGCCGCGATGAACGGTCGAATCCGTGATGCGATGTTTGATGAAATGATTGAGGATGAGGGTATTACCGGCGGTTGGTTTTACTGGTATTGTTTTCCTGGATGCATGCCAGAAGGCGATGCTATGGGGCCGTACGATACGCATGCTGAAGCGCTGGCTGCGGCGCAAGAGGACGCTGCTGGTTGAATTGCTTGGGATTGTCTCGGCGGCTGCGCGTACAAGACGATTCGCGAGTTTTACGAAGCGCACCGCAAATATAAGGAACGCACGTATTTTGGCGACATGGTGCGAGAGGCGATATCGTACTTGGAAATCGCAGCAATAAACACCTTCAAGAGCGGCCAATTCGGCCGCTCTTTTTTCTTGACACCCGAGCCAAAGCCGTGCTTTAATAATTGCGGCGAAACACCTTGGAAGGGGAGTAAGGAAAATGACACGTTGGAAATACATGGGTGATGTTAGCCTGGAGTATGGCGGGACGTTTTACGATTTTTCGACGTTCAAAGACGGTTATGTCGATGCAGTTGAAGTTACCGATCTGGACAGCGCTTCGGGTTTTCGCGGTGCGGTTATGATAGAACGGAAGTCAATTATTATTGACGAAAAACGAGTGCGGCAATCGCTAAGCGTGATCGGTGCTTCGTTATTGGAGAATGGCGATATAGACGATAATGGGCGGATTGTTGCCAAGGGTACGGCGCAGCATCGTTTTATTCAGGCTTACGCTTGCCAAGTTTACGGGCATTACGACACTGATTCGCACGTTATTGTTCAGCTTGAACGCGACGGCCCTATGCAATGCGATGGTTGGAAGGCGGAAAAACGCCTGCGGGCAAACGCCAGTTTGGAGCGTTACGTGCGGCGGGAATTTTTGCGTTAAGCGCTTTTCTCAGGGGCGCGTTCAAGGGCCAGCAAATTGCTGGCCTTTTTCTTTTCGCGTTCCTCCGCTTGTTTCGCGCGCCACGCGTGCAGCTGCGCTGTGCCTCGGATTGCTGGGCCTGGTCCGCGTTTAGCGAGCGAGCGCGCCACGTTTTTGAGCGCCGTAGCGCGCCGCTCTAATTCATGCCGAATCATTTCCGACGCCCAATCGGGCGGGATGCGATGACCATAGCGCCAATTGCGAATTGTCGCGTATTGCGCGCGATGTTCGAAGAAATTGATGAGCTTGTCACGGGTGTAGGGCGGCTCGATTAGGAGCACCATTGCGCGCCAGAAAGGCGATGCTTCCGTCTTGCCCGGGAGCGAATCGCGGTGCTCTAGAGGCTTGCTATCGCGCGCGGCAAGGGCAAATTCCGATTGTCGGTCAAGCGTCATTTTCGCATTCTACTGCGAGCCGCCGCCCAGCGCACCTCCCCCTTCGACCAGGCGCCGCTCAACCGGCGAATCACCTCCGATATCCCCGCTCGGTTGCATCGCGCGCACTACAACCGCGTTTCTCAGTTACAATTGAGAAATGAAGCGGACAAATTCCTCAATCATTACAACGAAACGCCTTGCGAGCGGCGTGCGATCCAGGGCGCGGAGGTAATAAGGTGTGCTGGTCGACCACGCACTACTGACCGTTCGGTAACTTAGGTCAGTGGTAATAGGGTAAGTGCGACAATGCGACAAAATGTAGCTGCGCAACCAGCACTACTTCAACCATTGCGTGAGTGAATGGACCCGGCTCAAGAGGATTCGGAGGTGCTTCAACGCTCCGCCACCCCGGAATTTTTCAGAAAAAATTTGCCTTCACCCGGCGCATATGCAATTGTTCACTACATGAAGCATATCAAGTGCGGTTTGTACTGGTACGATTTCTGGGTTGGAGCTTATTGGGATCGGCGTAAGCGAATCCTGTACGTTTGCCCGTTCCCGATGTTGTGTATCGAGCTATGGTTTTAGTGCATCCCCTCTCGTTTCGTGCTTATGATTCCCGCCGATGTCCTCTCTTATCACCATCGCGCTTTTTTGTTCCGCCCTCGACTCTTACGAAGGCGACAGTGATTCTCAGGCGCTGCATCCGAACGTCCGTAATTTGTTGACTAAAATGGGACAGTGTGGTTTCAACGGACGGCTTCGTGACGTCACGGATGCAACGGGAGGTGGAAATGTCCCCGCGCCTATCTTCATAGGCTGTTTCAAGTGCGGAGATATCAACGCTTTTGTTGCCGAGTTCAAACAGACGCCATGGTTCATGCCGGACGAAGTCCTTTTGGTGGTGCAGTGCGAGCACGGGCCTGAATTTTTTAAGTTCTATCGACCGTGGTCGACATAAATGTTTTGGAACCTCTACGCGCATCTCATCGCCGACGCCCAGATCGCGATAATTCTCGGCGTCACCGCTCACGCCCTGTGCGGGGGATGGGGGTGAAATGCCGACCGTAAATTACGACTGGACCCCCGACCGCGTCGAGAAACTCAAGTCGCTCTTCGCCGACGGCCTGTCTTTCTGCCAGATAGCCTCCGAGTTCGCGATGACCCGCTCCGCGATCATGGGCAAGGCGCATCGTCTTGGTTTGCAGCGCGCGGTCCATCCGCGCCTCGGCGGGCGCTTACCTCGCAAGGATCCTCGCATCAAGAACCCCGGCGCCCAGAACCGCGCGCGCATCTCCAGGATTGTCGACGGACCTGTTGTCAACCCGCAAGGCAATCCGCCCGGCGATCCCGCCGGCCAGGACATCCCCAAGCGGCAGCGCAAGACGATCTTAACGGTTGGCCGCGAGCACTGTAAATTCGGAATTGGCGATCCGCGCGAGAAAGGCTTTTTCTTTTGCGGCGCCATCAGGCAATTCCCGCTCCCCTACTGCGCGGCGCACGCGCGGGTATGCTTCCGCCTCGCCAGGGGCTCTTGACACGATGTAGTGAACTGCACTACGTTCTTTCCCGGCCACCTCCAAGGTGGCCGGGAGGCGGATGCCTTTCATCCCCCGGTGCCCCCCGCGGCGTCCGCCTCTTTTATCCGGGAGTCCTGATGCCCAAGCAAGCCAAGGTCGACGTCGACTACACGCCGAAGGCAAAGAATCCGTCGGAGCAGTGCCAGTGGTGCGCGCATTTTTATTCGTTGCCGTCGGCCTCTACCGGAACCGGGCATCGCTGTACGAAAGTTGAAGGTTCGATCGAGCCGCAAGGTTGGTGCAAATTGTTCAGGGCTGATTCTCAATGAGGCATCCCGAATATCCGACCAGCATCCGGTTGTCGGTCCCCGACAAGAAGCGCCTGCGCAAGTTGGCTTCCAAGTGGCAGCTCTCGCTCGCCGGTCTGATCCAGATGATCATCAAGCAGTGGTTGGAGGTTCAGGAAGAAAAGAAGGCGGTTGGTCCGACTGTCGTCGAGACAGACATCAAACCTAAAGCAATGTTGCCGGCATTGACTCGACAGGAAGCTCACACGTCTTCCGAGCCTGCCCGGTCTGAAGAAGGCAAACCTTTTATTGGGGCGGTGGAATGACCGACTTCAGCGACTATCCGGTTTCTCTCGCCGAGGCCAAGGCCGAGCGTGATGTTGACGGCACGGCTTGGACGCCTCGCGATGTCTTGGTTAAGATGTTGCGGGATATTGACAGTGGCAAATGCAATCCTGATCTCCTCGTAGTTGCGTACAGCGAGGTCGTGGACGGCAAGCGCATGGGTCACTTCTGGCAAGCCACCCCGTGCGGGCTGCTGTCTCTTGGATTGATGCAGTCGACTATCTTCAAGATGCAGGAATGAGATGAAAACCGCTATTATAAGCACGACAATAAACGTCCCCCACGTCCTATCCCTCTATCGGGCGCACGATCCTGACGTTCGCTTTTTCGTCGCGACGGACGAGAAGACGCCGCGGGAAGCATGGGCTTTTTTAGAGCAATTGGATAATACGGAACTAGTTTACGGTGCTGCAGGCAGCTATGCTTGTGAGCAATTAATCGGTTGGAACACGATCGCCCGCCGAAACATTGCCCTCCTCGAAGCCCTCAAATGGGGTGCAGAAATTTTGATTTCGTGTGACGATGATAATATTCCGATTGACGGTTATGCGAAGTATTTCAAAAAGTTATGGCATCACCCGCCGGGACACGGCACGCGTTGGTATCGCCATCGAGAGGATATCAACGGCGCTCCATTCTTCAATGGCATCAAAGTAGGTTCCGGTTGGTTCGATCCCGGCAGCCTTCAGTTTCCGTCTGACGGCATCGATCCCGTGTGCCAGCGTGGTTTTCCACAATCACAGCGCCTCGGGTGCGCAACTTTTTCGGCGGTGACCGGTGCGAAGATTGGTGTAGCGCAAGGCATGGTGCTGGGCGATTCCGACATGCCCGCCGTCGATCGGATTTCTCGGCAATACCCGGCGGTGCATCAGGTCAGCGAACTCCTGCGCGCCGGCATCGTCACCGATCCGAGGGAAACCTGGGCGCCTCTTAACTCTCAGAACATCGCCTTCATCCGCGAACTTGCTCCCTGCTTTCTGATGGTGCCGGCTTTCGGTCGATACGACGATATTTATGCTGGCCTTGTGGCTCAGCGTGTTATGCGCGAGCATGGTTACCATGTTCATTTCGGGCAACCGTTCGTGGCACAAGAAAGAAATGCGCACGATCTGTTGAAAGACTTGGAAGCAGAACTGTGGGGCATGCAGCACATCCTCGACTTCACTGCTTGGCTAGACGGCTTCCTCGGGCAAACCAGCGTGACCGGCTTCATGCGCGTCCTCTTCACCAATCTACCCTCGTGGATGCCCGAGCGAGGGAAGCTGCAGGAACTGGGGCTCGCTTGGTGTTCGGATTGCGACGAGGTGATGAAATGAGCGAGTTGGAAGTTGATTATTTCAGCTTCCCTACGTGCATGCACGCGCTGTCTGGAGCGCTGCATCGAGAATATGTGGACCCCGAAAAGGTCGAGATACTGTTGCCATGGTCCGAATGGTGGCGACTTTATTGTGCGCTTGAGCGCAAGTTTCGCGGTTTGATGCGGTACGAAGGATCGGGCGAAACGCCACAGTCATTCAAATACATGGGATTCAAGTTCACGGTGAAACGATGAACAAAATCGCAATCGCTTTCTTGACTAAGGATCGCGTCGACCTGTCCAAGCGCACGATCGCCCCCTTGCTGCAGCCCGACAAGTTCGACCTTTTCTGGATCGATGGGAGCGATGAGGCGCGCGGGCAGGGGTTTGTTGAAAGTTTTAGAGGCAAGGTGTATCGCGTCTACGGTAATGTCAAAGGCGGCGCCGATGCCGCCGTCGTCTACGCGCTGACGGAGATGCTTGAACATGACTACACCCGTGTCGGACTTGTCGAAAATGACGTCCTTCTACATCCCGATTGGTTCGGACCGGCAATGGCCCTGTTCAAGCGCGGTGAAGCCGACGGTCTTTCTGTGGGAGCGGTTTCCGCGAGGGCATATACCGATCGTATTCTTGTGCAACGAGATGGGTATGCTCTTATGCACAACCTCGGCTGGGGCATGCAAATTATGACGCGCCAGGCCGCCGAGCTGACGCTCAGGCATTTCCGCACGCACTGGACGACCGAGAACCGCCGCACGTTCGCCCGGCTTTCCGGCATCGACATCGGCTCTTACTGGGCTTTCAGGACAAATGATCACTGGACGACCCCGGATTGGGGCAATGATGCGGTTCTGGCTTCGCACGGTCTTGCGTCGCTTGCGTTGGTACCGTCGCCCGTCGAGATGATCGGCCAGAAGCCTTCGCTCGCCGACCAGGGTCTAAAGCTAGCGGATGCCCCCGTCGAGGACAGGAGGAACGACGCAGCGTTTGCCGAGTTCAAGGATGCGACTGCGGCGCTTCGAGCCGGCGATTTTGATGTCGGCGGCCCGCCCGTCCGCTTCCGGGGTGACGACGGCACGCAGATCGTCTTTGCGCACCAACTCGATTCCCTCGATCGCGCCTTCTGGAGCGGTGACTGGCGCCTCAAATGGTCCCCCGGCCTCGGCGGCTTCGCCGCTCGCGGTTTCCCCCAGGCCGGCTTCGAATGCTGCGCCTCCGGCACCGCCCGCTTCATGGTGATGGGCGGCGAGAAGGGTGGCCAGATTCAGATCGAGGATACGAAGTCGGGCTATGTGGTGAGGCCTACGCTTCTCCCTGAGGCGGCCAACCAGGTCACACAGGTGGTCGCCCCGACAGGCGTGTCCTGGCGCCTGTTGCGGCTGACCGTCCTGTCCGGCTCCTGTCTCCTTTACGGGATGCAGTTCCAGGAGCCGCAGCCGGCTGTCGGCGGGTGGAAGTTCGATTACTCTAAGCTTTGGCCCGTATAATGGATGTATTCGCAATGGGCGCCAAGGTAAAAAAGCGCCAAGGGTACGCCTATCCCGGAGTGGTCATAGGGGCGTGCGTGACGTCGCTTGGTGTTTTGCGCTACGTCGTGGAAGCAGAGCATCCCGACTTCAAGGGCATGCTGCATATTTTTAGCGCCGAGCAGTTGGAGCCTAGAGAATGAAACGCGTTCTCATCACTGGTGCCGCCGGCTTTGTCGGACGCGCCTTTACCCGTCGCCTCGTCCGTGATGGCTGGGAAGTCGTCGCGCTCGACAACATGAGTGCCGGCGAGCCCCTGCACAAATGGCATGACCCCGTGGTGCCGCATTCTGTTCGTTTTCGCCGAATGTGGGATGTTCGCGACGGTGTCGCGGCGATGGAACATCCCGATGATTACAATTTGATCGTTCATTGCGCCGCCGTTGTCGGCGGCCGACTCAAACTGGATGGTGATCCGCTCGCGGTCGCGACAGACCTTGCGATCGACAGTGATTTTTTTAATTGGGTTGTCAAGGCGAAGAACAAACCGAAGGTGATCTACTTCTCGTCGTCCGCCGTCTATCCCGTCGAGTTGCAGCAGCGCCTGCAGTACATCAAACTCGCCGAGTCGCTTGTGACCCAAGGCGCCACCAAGTTCGGCCGCCCGGATGTCACGTATGGATGGGCCAAGCTGACGGGCGAGTATCTAGCGCATCTCGCAGTCAAGCAGTACGGTGCCGACGTCCTGATCTATCGACCATTTTCCGGCTACGGCGCGGATCAGTCCTTCGACTACCCCTTCCCGTCGATCATACGCCGCGTCGTCAATCGAGAGAACCCGATCGCGATTTGGGGTTCCGGGGAACAATGTCGCGACTTCATTCACATCGATGACATCGTCGAAGCGGTCATGCAGACCAAGGACGTTTTGAAGCCTGGCGATACGCTCAATCTTGGTACGGGCGTGCCGACGTCGTTTACTCATTTGTCGTGTGCGGCATGGAATCTTCTTTTTGATCCCGAGATAAAATACTACCCGCCTACTATAGAGTGCGACACTACCAAACCCGAAGGCGTCTTCTACCGCGTCGCCGACACCTACAAGCTGAGCCAGTTCTACAAGCCCAGGATCACCTTGGAAGAGGGGATCAGGCGAGTTGCGAAACACTTGACGGAGGCAAAAAAGAAGTGTAGTGAATAACACTACAAAAAAGGAGGGAACCTTGCATCTGGCTTACGCCCGCACCTCGACGCTCAAGCAGGCTGGTCCCGACAAGACCACGATCGCGGAGCAATTGGCGAAATGCAAGGCGATTGCCGGACTGCGCGGCTCGGCCGGCAAGTACGATTTTCAAACCTACACCGATGCCGGCGTCTCCGGGTCTACCCCCCTGAGCGAGCGCCCCGGAGGCAAGGATCTCTTTGCCGCAGTCAAGCCGGGCGACATCGTGATCGCTGCCAAGATGGATCGCCTTTTTCGTTCCGCATCCGACGCGCTCGCGACGATCGAGCGGTTCAAGAAGCAGAAGATCGGCTTGATCCTGTGCGACATGAGCGTGGAGCCTGTGGCCGACAGTCCTGCGGCGACGATGTTTTTCAACATGCTGGCTGCTTTTGCCCAGTTCGAGCGCGAACGTATCCGCGAGCGCATCGCCGACGGCAAGCGCGCCAAGAAAGAGCGAGGCGGGCACACGGGCGGCCCCGTCCCTTTCGGATACTGCAAGGTGGGCGAAGGGATTAAAGCTGTCCTCGTGCGGAACGAAGCCGAGGAGGAGCATGCGCGTGCGGCCCGCTGGTTCCGGGACCAGGCGCGCGCCAGAGGTCCGACGCGCATCGCCGAGCTGATGTCGCATGAGGGCATGCTGGGGCGAG